CTCAACCAGGTACCTGAGCGATGAAGCTAGTTCAACCTGTTCCTCGAATGTCAACTCGCTCATGACACGACTCCAAACAGGCGCATCATGTGCCCGTGCATGGCGATCTTGACTGAGTGGTAGTTGATTGCTCGTGCTTTTGCCCGGTCCATAACACCCCGGTCCAACATGGCATTGAACTGCGCACGTTCACACGTGTGCACTAACTCCTGCTCAATCATATCGGCCAACTTGCGCGCCGGTACCGTGCCTGTGATGACCTTGTTTAGCTCATCTAACAATGGCGTGAGGTCTGCGCCCGTGTTAACCTGAACTGCATACAGTCGTGCCCATTCATACCTGGCCACGACACGGTCATTAGGTGGTGACCGTCTCCACTCGTGCATATATGCACCTAACATGCCTACCTTCCTTGCACGCACCGCGTGCCTAGTTTGTGCCAACTCTCTAATGGGCACATCCATGACCACGTGGTCAGGCTTACTGTCCTTCGCCCTAGCCTTGAACGGCGTATTGATTGCACGTGGGCATGGTCCACCCGTTAAATCATGGCTGTGCTATGTCCCTATGTACTGGTCATGCCGTATGATAACGTGTGAGTCAGGCTCATGACCATTGGCCTGACTCACATATCACGCCCGCGTGATTAGGCAGGCTTTTTCAGGTGGTCGGGTACCTGAATCTCGGTGTCGGAACCAAGCTGCTCTTGTGTGTACCCATAGCGTGAAGCGGCGGGGCACTCATCGGGTTGCCCACTAGCGCACTTGCACCGGCCATTCAGGTGCTTGACGATATTCAAGCTGCTGGTGTAGGCCGTGAACCTGCTCTTGCACGGATACCCGGCGACATTGGTCCAGCCTTCGGCCTTCGTCTCGGGCACAGGTGTAACCTGTTGGCCGCGCCCGTTCTGGCCGTTCGGCTCGTCGATGACGACGGTGTAGCCCTGCTCTTGCAGGAGGCCAACGAGTGCAGGATTTTTCTGGACTACGTTGGCGGGTACATAGGTGATTTGATCGGACATCATGACTCCTTTCCGCATGCGCGGAGATATGTGTGGTGGTCGTCCCGGTCACCACACGTGGACGATAAACCTGCTCATAGGCAGGAGGGGAGGCAGGACCGCGCCCGCATAGTCCTGCCCCTGGCTCCTGGCTACCGCAGCGGATACATGCCATGCAGTAGGTCAACAGGGTCAACCCGCTTAGGAATGCGTACCCGGCCATGCGCCTGATAATGCCGGTGTTGTTTCCAGCAGTTAAATGCACCGACCAGGCGCGCACGGCATGGGCCGTAGCTCTCGCGCCTATGCCCGTGCATCTCCCACACCTGAGCGGGACCACGCTGGCGGAACCCGTGATCGGTGTGGTGATAGTAACGCTGGCAGTGTTCGCAAGAGCATCGCCCGGTGTATTCGATGCGCTTGTTCTTCTGCTCGTGGTACGTGGGGTACACGGGGTCCTCATCGCCTTCATGCACCGTGCCAAACCAGTCGTACTCGTACGTCCAGTTCCACTCAGGCACGTCCCACACGTCCCACGGCAGGACCATGCGCCCATTGAGGTACATATCCCCGTCGTAGTCGAGTGTAAATACAATGCCCATGACTCACTCCTTTGCGGGCGGGCACCCGCTAATTAAACCAAGCCAACACCTGTGCCAGTATCATGCTGGCACCTAATGCCGTCGCCATAAACGACAACACTCCAGCTATCTCGCGCTCGATCTGGCGCATGTTATCGCCTACGATTACGAGCAGGATGCCGACGACTATCCAGACCATGACTTACTCCTCCTCATCTGGGTCGGGGTATCCACCCCACCCAACAGGCTCGCCACGCTCCATGCCCTCACGCACCATGCCCATGTTGTTCAACGCTTTCCACATGTCACGTGGTTGCATGTTGCCGAACTCCAGTATCAACTCGACCAGGCACTCGCGCTTGAACACGCCCAAGCTGTAGTTTGTGCGCGCTGCCCAGTGATTCCAGTACACAATAACCTCGCCTGTCTTGCGGAACCCCTTGGCGGGCATGGCATGCACCTGGCAACCAGTGCCCTTGATGACCAGGTACGGGCAATCGTTCCTGCTCATCTTCTCGATTGCGAACACCCCGTACTCGCCATACCTGGTGCTAAACGGTCCCTGTGCTGCGGCAATCTCGCGCTTGAATATGCGTGCCATGTTACACCTACCAGTCCCGCATCAGCTTGTGACGCCGGGGAGAATAGTCGGGATGCGCGTTCCCGCTCCGATTAGTGGCTAGGCCGTCGCGCTCTGGTAACTCGGCCTCGCCCATGTTGGCCGCAATCCACAGCCAACAGGCAACCGCGAATAACGCGCCTGCCAGTACGATACCTGCGATTAACAAACTCATGACTCTATCTCCTTTGGGCTTGCGCCCGTATAACCAATACAAACCCGGAGGCACTACGCCCGCACGTAATGCCCCCGATGTCTGGCCTGGTTACTCCTCCTCGCAACCAGTCGAATACCACCCGGACGGATAGCGCCCGTGCTTCTTGTTCACACTCGTGTTGACGTTGCGCCGGGATCGTGGGGTGTTCGCGTACGTGGTCGTGGTGTCCGTGTTGCCCTGGTCACGTACGTACCCGCGCTTGTTCTTGTTGTTGGTCCTGCGAAACATGACTTTACTCCTTGCGCCCAGTATAGGCGCTGCTATGCACCCGCGTACATGGTACGTCGGTGCTATCGGTAAACCTTGTGCCCGTGGGCGGTTGGAGGTCGGGGACCGTCCCGCCCTACGCACACACGCCGCGCTGCACGCGGGCACCTGGCACCACCGGGCCGGGTGATGCCGGGTACCCGTGCGCCTACTCCTCGCGCACGATTCCGTGTTGGACGGCCTGGGTGTAGCTCAATTTTCCAGTCTCGACGTCCCGCGCGCGCCCCTCGACCGGGCGCACATCCGGGCACTCGCCCATCTTGCGGGCAATCCTGCGCTCAACCACCTGGCCATTTTCCATGCACCGGTACACCAGGTCCGGGACCTTGCGCGTGTACTCTCCTGGTCTTGGGGTTTCCTGCGTGCGGCCGTCCTTCCAGACTACCCGGTCCTCAGACCAGGCCTGGAGGAGCCTGCGTTCCTCGCGTGTTTGGCGCGCGGGCTGTGTTGTCCCATGCGGTACCCTGGCTGTGGGCGTCCACCCGGGCGATACCCGCGTATCCGGGTGCGTGGTACGGTGGTCGGATGTTACCCATGATGCGCGGGCCTTGCGCGCGCGCCTTGACTTGTGATACTTTTTCATCTGTTCACCTCATGACTCATCAGGGGCACCTCTCTGGCGGGCACCCTACACGCGGGCGGCTCTTTCTCCAGACCCGCGCGTTTCGTCGTCCTTACAATTTCACCTCTCTTGCTATGCGTGTGGGCGCGTGTGTTACATTGTTCGCTCGAATACTGCCCACATTTTCTCGCCGTCCTCATTGCGCACGTGCCTGTGTACGCGGATGACCGCGCCTGTCACGTGCTTGATGACGTCAAACGTTGCGGAGTAGCTTGTCCACCCCGTGGCCGCGTGTAGGCCCTGGTTGACAGCTCTCTTTTGCGCTCGTGTACGGCATTCCACCTGGTCGCCAATACCCAGACTCACGTACCCGAATGGTCCGGCGTAGAACCCGATACCGTCGGCCGCGTGCCCGACATTGTCGCCGTCCTTGCATGTACCCGCGCGCTCCCATCCCTTGCCATTGTGAAACATTAACGTACTCATAAATCACCTCATACGTGTGCGTATTGGTGCTACCACTAGCACTCCCTCGCGCGCTCACATTATGCTCGCGCGAGGGGTTGCTAGTCCCTCGTGGACCACCCCTAGGCAGGGCTGGCGCTCGTTGATTATCAGGTCGAGCCGTTGATTGGTCCCTACACTCCCACGTCCGGCCGCATGTTATCGGACTACCGCTGGTCCTAGGTCCCGTATCCCTAGCCCCGCGCGCTTGTACCATCTCCCCGCCTCGCCGGTGTACCGAGTGGCGCTCGTGTACACTAGCTACGCATCGTCCGGTAGGACATTCTCACCACACACCGTTCACAGGAGGGCCGCGCATGTTTGCCGCGTGGTATTAGCGTGGTATTCGTCGGTGGTGCGCTCCAAGGGTGCCACCCCTATGTGCGCGCTATCCGATCTTGATTGTTAAGGTACTCCCATCAGCGTAGGGCTATGCCTCACCACACCCCTTCGGGGTGACCCGGTGAACAACTCCGGTACTCCGCTGTCGATTTCGCTGTTAACGTTCTGACCATCATTGTACAGCAAGACGATACCAAAAATCTACCCTATATGTGGGGGGTGCCTTCCATCTACCCCCTATATATGGGGGTGGGACCCATGAACATGTGTTCTAATTCCTGGCATTGTATCGTCCACCTCTCCACACACACGGGGGGCCTGGCGAAAAACTGGCCTGGACCAGGTGATTACACTGTGTTATCATGGAAAACGAAGAAAACGAGGAAAACGAGGAAAACTATTTTCTTCGGTGATGGACACGTAGGGACATGTTTTATTACGGCCGGATGGCGTACGCCTATTACAGGGGACGGGGCCTGGTGATTATCCACGCGCCAAGGAAGGACCTGGCCGTGATGACTAGGAGATGGTGGGTAGCTGATGATGGAAGGCCATTACGGTCACACCTGGACGAACTGGGGTTTGACCTGGTACCTGACTGGGTATGGGGTGGGTGGTTAATAGTAGGATGGGTGATGAGGGCGGAACCTTCGGCCAGGCCGTAGTTTTTGCACACAACTATGAAGAAGAATGACGTGGCGGGGTGCCAGTTTGGAGAGGATGACAAACAACGGGGGATTGAGGAACTTGTTGTTTGCCAGACCCGCCACGTCGATCAAGTGACGGGATAAGTGTAGCCAGTTAAGCGGGTGGATGCAACTAGATGGAGGTGGGTGCGGGCTGCACAACCCGCACCCAACGGAGTAAAAAATGCCAGTGACGGCATTGTACCGTATAGCGCAATGGGATTGTAGCAGAAAAGGGTGTGCCCGGCTACATCCGGGAGGGCACGACGGAACCGGGCACGAGGTCATTTGGCCTGAGATATGGTAGCACACTTTATAAAAACTTAAAGGGTACTTTTGTACTGGGTACCGCTTTCATAGTGTGATCGTTGAGTTTCAGTTTATTATCTGCTATGATAGTTGTGGAGGTAGGCACATTATGGATACGCATGAACCAAACTTCGACGAAGAGATTGAGCGGATCTGGGAGGACACGAAACCCCCACTTGACCGGATGTACGATGTCTGGCTTGGGGAGGGGTGGGATGATCCAGAGTGCCTGAAAACTTTCGAGGTATTTGCTTTCAAGGATGTTAGCTGGAGGGGCATTGAGGTTTTGGCTAACCGTCCGTTTCCCTGTCATCTATGCGGGGAGACAAAGAGATGGACGCCTATCTTTGCCACAAGAGGCGAGAAGAGGCACATTACAGCTTTCATCCATGATGAGCATGATCCAATCTACCTGGGGCATGGCGCGATCAGGCAGGTCTCCTCAATCTCAATCGGCTTAGTCGGTACGTTCACGGAGGTTGAAGGTGGCTGATTTATGGTTTGAGTTCTCAGACGAGACTGGGGAAACCAGGACAAAAGCGGAGTTCGAGGAGTTACTGGAAGATATTCGCGAGGTCGTGAATAAACATGGCTATGATATTTCAGGCTATGCACAAGCCAATTATGGGCCTGTGGCTATCTGGTACGGCACTGGAAAAACCGATGAGTTTCCCGGACTTGATGAGTTGATCGCATCCGGGTTTATTGACGTCGATATTTCTAAGCCAATACATGATTGTGGGGATAGGGATGATTGATATTGCATTATGTCTACTAGCGATTGTCTTTCCGCTTTACATCCTGTATCGAGTGCAGATTATCAGGAGGCTCCTGGCTATCATCGAAATCCAGCACAGATACGAGCACGAGGCCTGGTTAGCAGCAATGACCAATGACGCGGTTGCGTTGTTACGAGCAAGGCGGAAAAGAGATTTGGAGATTTGGCGCGTGTGCATACCGGAGGGATATTGATGGATAGGTACTTCTGTCTTTACTGCAATCCAGACATCTTTGGGAATCATGAAAAAAATTGCCCAATATTCGTAAAAATAAAAGCGGAGGAAGAAAGGAAGAAAGAAGAACCAGCAAAATCCTTTGAAGAGATGTTCGACAGGATTTTGAACAAAAAGTAGCAGCAGATAGAACATGAATAAAAACGGCCACAAAACAGCAGTTCAGGAAATTAGCGACTTTGCCATTGCTTTCGTGAAATCACACGAGGAGTTAACCGAGGCAGCGGTAAGGACTGGGTACATCGAGTGGCGTACTGTGGGCGTGCCGCACATTGCTCATATGACTGTTGTGTCTGCAGAATACAACGATGATGCCGTGATGCTCCAGATTAACGTGAGCGATCACTTCGCCAAGAGGTTGAATAAAGAGTATGTCGACCAGAAAGATAAAGGGCGGGGGAAAGAGGGATGATCACGAGCGTGCGAGAGATCGTGCCCTCGTAGCCGAATACCATCTCAAGGGATTATCTTTTGCACAGATAGCCAATGAGTTAAACAATAGGCATGGCGTGCCCTATACGCTATCGGCCGAAACTGTACGCCGGGATTACCAAACTAATATCGAGGTCTGGAATGAACAGGCCTTGACGCCAACAGGCGCAGATATCCAGGCGCAAGAGGAGCGCCTACGCCTGGTCGAGGTCGAGGCCTGGGCCGCGTGGGAGCGGTCGAAAGATCCGGCCGAACAGGTTAGGGAAGTGCAGAAGCTCATTGATATCTACGATCCAAAGACCGGGAGTGTCGTTGACCGGATCCTTGCAACAGAGTCAGTCGAGAAGCTGATTAAGGGCCAGGTCGGTGATGAGAAGTTTCTGCGTGTTGTCCTCGATTGTTGGGATAAGCGGGCGAAACTTCACGGCATGTATACGACAAAGTACCAGATCGGGATTGACGTGCATGAAGAAAAGGAAGTTACCTACAAGATGTATGGTAATGTTTCGCCAATGATGTGGGATGACCCGTCAGTCCAGGTGATTGATGGTAGGATTATGAAGGATGGACGGCCGGTCGAGATCATTGACGGCCAGGTTTTGTATTTAGAAGAGGGACAAAATGGCGACAATGCCGGACATGAAAGTGACAGTTGAACTCGATAACGAGGTGCGCGACATGTTCATAAGTGAGATCATGCACTCAGAAAAGAGGGTTATGGAGTTAGTCTTGAAAAAGCAGGAGGAGATAAACAAAGAGTTTCTGCGCAAGCAGCGTGTTTATTCGTACAGGATCATCGCGTTTACGATGTTCTTTATGACACTGTTCACCCTCTTCCTGTTGTCGAAACTGCTATGATTTGTCGAATCTTAGGGGCAACTCTTTTGCGCCCATTGCCCGGAGCGCCCGATCCTCTTTCCAGGGCGTGGCCACGATTTTTTCTACCTCTTCATTTTCACGAGGTTTTACATGAGCTTTAGTTACCAGGTCGATAGCAGAGTCCCTGTTGTTGGCTGTGATCCAAATATATTTACTCTTTCGTTTCCTGATGCTCTTGTTGAATTTACCGTCTCGATTCCGCCACTTGTGCTCCCTGGTGTATACCACGTAACAACGAAATGTTTGTGCAGACATTATGACTCCTTTGATTACACTGTGTAATCACATTATACCATGATTCTACCGTTTGAGGCTACTGATTGGCAATGGGCACCATTCCTGGATCGTAACCCGGTTATGCTGTTGTCTGGCAAACCGGGTGGGGGAAAGTCTAACCTGGCGGCTAACAAGGTGCATGCGTTCCTTTTGAAATACGCGGGTGCTACCTGGGTTGTTGCCCGTAAAGTTCGCAGTGACATGGACCAATCCACTATACCATTGTTACTTGATGACGTCATTCATATCAAGCACGAGCCTCGTTGCTGGTTTCATACAAGGGCGGATCGCGTGGTGTACGAACATCCTAATGGCCAGGTTTCTGAGCTGTTGTTTAAGGGTATGCACGGCAAGAAGGAAAGGGAGGGCTGGAAGTCTATTGGCATGAAGGGTAGTGCAGACGGGGTATGGTTCGAGGAGGCCACGGAGTTTGAGGAAGAAGATTACGATCTAGCTGATACACGTATCAGAGGCACTGCTGCTGACTGGGAGCAATTTATATTATCATGCAATCCAGATACTAGGATGCACTGGATAAACGTGCGATTGATTCTTGGTGGTGAGGCTGCGTACTATTACTCTGACTGGACCATGAATCCTCATATCGATCGGGAAAAGTACACGCAGAGAATGAGTAGGAAACGTGGTATCACGCGCGCGAGAATGTGGGATGGCCAGTGGACTGACGGTGTTGGTCTTGTTATTGATAGTTGGGAGGACAGGTATAACAAGATTACATCGCCTGATCCAAGGACCGGGAATGTCACCCCGAGCGCTGATTATATTCCGGGTGGTGGGCCAGTCGTGTGGGTTGTCGACGATGGCTACGCGGGCGAGCAAGATACAAAGACAGGATACTTTAGTGCTAAGTCGAGTCCCCGCGCATTCGTCATGGCGCAGAAACGACAGAACGGTCAACTAGCAGTTTTTGACGAGCACTATGCCGTTAAGTTACTATATCAACCACACATACTCCAGGTGATTAGAATGTGTAATCAGAAAGGTTATCCAGCGCCAGAGTATGTTTTACATGATGTATCTTCACCCACGTTAGGTAATTACTTGAAAGGTTTCGGTTTTAATGGGACAGCATACCGGGTCAAGATACAGGAAGGTATTGACGAACTCCGCAACTGGGTCGGCGCGGATACCAATGGAGTTCGCAAACTCATTGTACATCCAAGGTGCAAGCAATTGAGATGGGAATTTGGAAGCTGGGTTTACGATATTACAAAACCGAATGTGCCAATTGATGCGTTTAATCATGGGCTCGATGGTTTGCGATATCTTACCCGATACATCTCAGACGGTGAACCATTACCGGTGGATATCAGGGCACCGGGCGTGGACATGGAGGAGATCCAGGAAACAGTACGCAGGGTCATGGCTGAAGCTCAAGCGAAATCAGACAAGGTGATACAGGAATTTCTAAGGAAATCAGGCCATGACTACAGCAGTATATTTGGACAATCTGGAAAAGGTACAGAGCAAATACTTTAGTAAAAACGGCCGACGTCTTTATGACGTTGGCAATCCAATAGAGATTGCTCTTGTAGATACAGGAGACTCTTTACCGCCTTGGTGGAGTCCGTCGAGAGACAAGCGCCTTTACCAGATGATGATCGGGTCAAACCATTTGTCTGGCCTGGCTTATACCGCACTTACGAAACTAGCTAACATTCCCCTACAATTTGTCGCCCGAGACAGAAACGTCACCTCCCAAGTAGATCGCGCAGAGACCTTTGAGATGATGGTGCGTGGTTTATCTGAAGGTGGCGAGGGCCTTCGCACGGCTATGAAGCGTTTTATCCTAGATTATCTTGTGACAGATAATGGAGGATTTATGGAGATAATGGGCGAGGGGCCAGAGGATGGCCCGATCATGGGAATGCCGTGGGGTGTCAGGCATCTCGAATCCATGCGCTGCAGAAGGACAGGGGTCCTGGAATTCCCCGTTGGGTACATACATCCAGATGATGGAAAGCGTTACAAACTGCATTTTAGCCGTGTTATTTACATGTCTCAGATGACCATGGGACTTACTCGTAGAAATGGTGTTGGCTTATCAAGCGTGTCCAGGAGCCATTTGCTTGGTGAAGTGTTAAGCGGGCAGATTCTCTATAAGCTGGAGAAGATGGGTAGACGGCCGGGCACAAAGCTATTCGTTGGCGACGGAATTACTGCGCAGGAAATGATCTCCGCTTTCATGGCAGCAAACACCTTGCAAGATAATCTTGGTCTCGAACACTTTGGCATGAATGTTTACATAGGCGGGCAGGCGGTTGGCGTTACACCACATGACTTGAATAACTTCGATCCATTCGACGAAGAGACAGGCACGTTGATGGCAATGTACGCGATTGCGTATGCCTGGGGATTGAAAATCCAGGATATCTGGCCGGTTTCCGGGAGCCGTGCCAGCGATCAGATCAGCAACATGCAATCACGTGGGCGCTTGCCCGCCGACTTCATTGCCGATTTGCAAGAGCAAATGGAATTTAAGTTGTGCCCACCATTTATCAAGCCTGTGTTTTACGAGCAAGACGATGAGCAAGAAATGATGCAAGCTAACATCAGTGATATCAGATCGCGCTCAGTAGCTCGCACATCTGAATACGAGATCATTGATGCGGCCGCGCAGCGTAGGATTATGATGGAGAATAACGAAATCTCCAGAGAGGAGTTTATACGCCAGCAATTAGCTGACGGTTTCTTGGAGGATGGATCGCCAATAGCGACATTGTTCTACTCAGACGACAAGGTGATTGCCAAATTACTGAGATTCGGCGATATACCAGAACCCCTTCTGTACGAGCAAAATGATCCGGCTACAGTCATTGCGGCGATTCATGGTCAGATGGCCGAATGTTATAGGATAATGATGAGTAATAGTGTGGCCAAGAAGCGCCGGGCAAGCGAGGCCCTGGCAGCGCTGGAGTGGCTAAGAGGCCAATATCAAAAAATGACAATGGAAGCACAAGAAGATGAGTCAGACGAAGAACCCACAGAAGAAGAACGGCCAGACCAGGAATCATCAGAAGAGACAATTCCTGAAGCATGATGATCCGGTCCCAGAGGATGTACACTGGGAATGGATAGAAGTGATAAAGGCACTCCAGGCCGCGTGCAAGAACAATAACGGGTTTGCAAAATTAACCCTGAGTGTTTCCGTGCACCGTAACAAGCCTGTCCTTTGGGCACCTCCAGATGTTGTCGAGATAGAGCAAGATGAGGCTACGCGGGCAAAGTATAATCTATTGATGCTTAGTCCTAAGCGTGTGGCAGACTACAAATTTACCTCTACCACTGCAGCGGCATTGATGGCCATGAATGAGGAGGGTTGACGCCTGACTTTTTGATGTGCTATAGTTTTTAACTAGAGACGCTCTGACAGGGCCTAGTGACAATCGTCGCTGGGCCTTTTTTGTTTATTATGCCTGTAAAACTAGACGATTCTGGTAAGTGTGTGGTTGAGCCTTCTGGAAAGGTGATTGAGTGCCACGACACGCACGAGGAGGCCCTGGCCCATATGCGTGCTATCAATGCAAATGTAGAAAAAGGCATTCGGGGCTTTACTGTCAAGCAGGATAAAAACGGGATCTGGCATTGGCTTGGTATCGTTTCTAATAATTGGATAGACAAACATCTTGAATGGGTGTCGGCCAAGGCTCATAAACGCTTTGTCGAGATGATAGACAGTGGCGAGTATGGGCCAATGGTTCTTAACTCTTGGCTTGTCGATTTGCCTGGCAAGGTCGGGCAAATGTTTAAGGAGATTGGTAAGCGTGGAACACCTGACTTGTGGTACTGGCATTTGCCAATATCTATCGGATATTCGTACCTTGTTGGTTACGACGATCGTGGCTACTTGGTTGCTGCGGGTCAGCAAAAAGAAGGCGAATTCTATTCCAGCGTTTTTAAGGCTATAGCAGAAACAGATATAGATCATGGTATGTCTCATGGTATGCCAACCAGTTTCCTGAAGCTAAACGCAGACAATGAACGAATTATAGACGAGTACCTCAGTACAGAATTCACGGCCTTGCCTTTCGACCAGGCCGCGAACTGGGGTACTGCATTTTCAATTACCATGAAAGAGGCAATCATGAACATACCTAAGCACAAGTCACAAAGAATGACTGAAGTATTTGGTGAAGAGACAGTGGAACGTTTCGATGCACTGCTAAGTGAGTTGGAAATATTCGCTGAGGATTCAGAAATTCCTAGAAAGGAGATGCAAGCTATGAGCGAGCAAACAACGGCAAATAGCCAAGTCGAAGAGACTGAAGTTGAAGAGGTAGAAACCGAAGAGGTAGAAACTGAAGAGGTTGAAACCGAAGAGACTGAAGTTGACGAGTCCGACGCTGCAGATGAGGCCGTTGATGAGTCTGAAGCTGAAACCGACTCCGAAGAGGGCGAGGAAGAGGTTGATACCGGTATGGCGATGGACCCCGTCAAATTCCAGGTACCGACTGATTTCAAGCAGTTTGCCAAAGAGATGGCAGTAGCCATGAAACAAGTGGTTACTGAGATCCAGGAAGCAAACAATGCCCAACTAGCGGAGTTGCAAAAGCAACTAGACGATCAGCGTGCTCAAATCGCGAAACTGAAGAGTAATGATGAGGAGCGGATCGCGCGCAAAGCTGCGGAAACTCCCATCGCTTCCATGGCTGGTTGGCTGGCGACCGAGGTTGGATCAGTTATCGGTAAAGAAAAGACCCGTATTCACGGGAATGACGATCGAGCGCTGTATAACAAGACCAAGGTCGAGGAGCCTGAAGAGGTACGAGTACCTGGTGTTGCCCCGATGATCTCGAAGATGATCACTAGGCAGCAATCAAACCCCCGTGGAATGGTTCGTGTCCGTAGTGCAGCAGACGGCCAATAATATTAAGTGTAGGAGATTAGATAATGAATATTGCTAACCCCGCGCTGGCCGCAGAGCAAGGCGAGCGCGATCCAATGGAAGTTCTGAAGCAGTTTTACAACTACTACCAGAAAGAAAAAGCGTCACTTCAAACACACACTGGTACACTGCTTCATGGTCCGGGTGGACTCTTCAATACACCTGGATTGGATGAAGCCTTAATCAGCACCCACGTACGTGCTCGTGGCCTGGGCCAATTGCTACCCGCATTCCCCAGTCAAAGCACAAACCCCTGGTATGGATTGCTGACAGGCTTCTCCGATGATGTTGGTTCAGAACCAATATACCCCTGCGATGACGCTCCCAGTGGGTATATTAAATCGGGCACGTTGACCGCCAGGTTCGGTCGTGTGGCCCGTGGTTCACAAGATATACGTAGGGCGGGTTGCTGGACATGGTGACAAAGGCCGAAATGATTACCATGGGTGTTCGGTTCGAGCGCAAGCTCGCCAAACTCCTGTGGGCTGGCGACGGATCCGGTGCTAACGACACGGCCGGTAGAGGCTATGTCGAATTCCCTGGTATTGATAGTCAGGTTGCTACAGGCTACACGGATGCTGAGAATAACGCTCCGATGCCGTCGGCCGACAGCACCATTTGGGACTTTGGTTATCAGGCGGTAGATGGTGGGGCAGACCTTGTAGGAGCGATGGAAGAAGTCGCAGACTACTTGGATAACCTGGCCATGGATACCGGCGTAGACCCAGTTTCTCATGTGATTGTTATGCGTCCGATGGCGTGGCGTGCTATATCGTCCATGTGGCCGATTCAGTACAACACGCAGCCTGACTACGCAACACTTGCCGGTAGCGAACATCGTGTCATCCTTGATGCGCGTGAAAACGTGCGCGATCGCGATTCTATGCGCGCTGGCCTTTACCTCGACCTGAATGGAAAGAGGTACAACGTTGTGTTGGACACAGGTATCGTCGAAGAGAACAATCAGTCCGGCACTGGATTGGCAGTTAACGAATTCGCTTCTAGCGTTTACTTCCTGCCATTGTCCATTGTTGGCAACTTGCCAGTGCTCTATTGGGAGTATCTGGATCATAAACTGGGTGTTCCTCAATCTAACCTGGTACCCGGCATGGCTACGTGGTATACGGATGCTGGCCGGTTCTTGTGGAGTTGGAAAACTGTGTATACTTGCTTCAAGCTGCGAGCAGAGACCGATCCGCGCGTTGTTCTTCGCACGCCGCACTTGGCTGGAAAAATCCAGGACATTAAGTATTCACGCAATATACCGCTCCGCGATCCTGATCCTGCGAGTGACTACTGGGTCGATGGTGGTGTGTCCGAAAGGACGACTGCAGTTCCTGTGCAGAACGCACCCTGGCTATAAGAGTCACGCAATGTTTCCGAGAAAGGCTCCCTACGGGGAGTCTTTTTCTTTTCCCTTGTACTCGCGGATCATCTTTTTGATTTCCTTGGCTGCGCGCTCTAGCATGACGTCAAATTCACTTACGAAGCTGCTAGGCTTTACGTAATCCTCGTAGTAAAACCTCATTCCGCTGGCATGAGTCCCCACCCTGATCTTCAGATAGTTTGGATCTAGGCTTGGCCCATCCTTAATAGGTATTATCTCGACCGTCAATTGTTCTATTATCATTGGTGTCACCTGACTTTATATGCTAAGGCCCCCGGATACGGGCCGGGGGCCTGGGCGCAAGTGCACGAGGCAGAGCGTTTGGGGACGACTGCCCCGTGTGTGTGAGTCATGAGGTCACAGGGACCTGAAAGTACTATAACACTTTTGATTGCATATTGCAAGCCAGATTGCAATGTGTTATCATGTTGGCGTGACAAAGAATTTACTAGCAAGAATCCCCGAGGAACTTCACGCGCGCGTTAAGGCAGAGGCAGAGGAGCGAGGCATCTCGATGGCCCTATTGACTATCTATGCCTTGGAGGAGTACCTAAATACAGTGCATGTCTCCGCCGACTTTGTGATTGATCCGCGTTTTGATCCGAATGTGGGTGGGATTGTTGCGCTAAAGATAAGTCGTGATGAGCTAATAAAACTTGAAAGCAAGTGGAGGAAGGATGGTGGGATTGAATTACAGGACGGCCAAGGGATTTCTGAGGCCGGAGGAGCGTGAGTTCCTTCATCATATTGCTAAGTCAGCGGGGAATTTAGGAGTTATTTTGAATATAGGTACAGAGCATGGCGCATCACTCGTTTGCTTCAGAGAAGGAAACCCTACGTGCATTATCTGTGGGATGGACCTGGACAATTCAAAGGCACCGGACAGCCTAGGTGTTGAGTTCATAACTGGCGATAGTTCAAAATTGTTCGAGCTATTTGGAAGGGCTTACCCGGTTGTAGACGTTTTGTTTATCGACGGAGATCACACGTACCAGGGTGTGATCGCCGATACGTCTTACACGCACCTGGTGGACATTGGAGGCTATGTTATCTTCCATGATTGTTACGATTTTCACCGTCCATACAATAGTGCTGGCGAGCCTCGTGTGCATGACCTGGTTCCTGGTGTTAACCAAGCTGTATCAGAGTGGTATACCAGTTTCAGCAATTGCTGGAGAGAACAAGGATCTGTGGGAACTATGCGGATTTTCAAGAGGTTGAGCTGTGTTTGAGTACTTATCTTCCTGGCCAATTATCCTAGTTACTGGCCCGCAACGTTCGGGCACTGTCATCTGCTCTAGGATGATAGAGCACGATCTTGATGGATACACGCATCTTGATGAGGGGTTATGGCAGGTATGGGACGGCGAAAAAGCCAGGGATTTAGCAGATGAGCGCCAACCCTGTATCTTGCAAGGTCCTGGGATCTTAAAAGATGCGCTGCGTTTTAGCGATCCGAATTGCTGCGTTGTCTTAATGAAGCGTGATGTAGAGGATATCATCGCCAGTCAAAGTAGGATTGGATGGAACATTTGGGCAGAGCGCGAGATACAGTACTATGTTAATTTGCTGCCTGATTCCCATATACTGACGGAAGCTGCTGTGTGGGTTGCTACTGCTAAGTACGACTACTGGGAAACATACGTTCGTGACTACTTGTCGTACTGGAAAGAGGTTGAGTACGAGTCTTTATCAGAGCATCCATTATGGGTGCCAAAGGACAAAAGGAGGCATTTTGGTGCAAAGCAATACAAGCAGGGATCTGACAATTATCATACCAACGTACAATCGGCCTGAAATTCTTGTCGAAACAGTTGATTTACTGCTTAGTAATCTCGTGTACTTCGACGAGCAAGGTAATAGAGAACCAGATGTTCACGTATTCATTGGGAATGACGGAGATGATTTTGACCCAAAATATCTGTTAAGCGATCGTGGCGAGATCCGCATCTATAAAGGTCCTGGTAGGGGTCTTGGCGCTAATCTCAATATGTTGCTCAGTAAGGTTGAAACACCGTTGGTTATGCAACTCGACGACGATCATCACCTTATCGACCATCTCGACATCACCGATTATGCACGAGACTTGTTTACAGAGGAACTCAACATAGGTTGGATACGCCTATTTATGGGCGAGGAAAAAGATGCGTACAATCTGGGCAAGTACTACAAATTCAAGGCTGCTAACTATGGACCATACTGGTACCTGGACGTGGAAGGGCCTGAGCTATACCTGGCCTCAAATAGGCCACATATCAAGCACATGAGGTTTCACTGGGTTTACGGCATGTATGACCAGAGTGTGAAATTAGGCCAAACAGAAGTAAGATGGTGTGCGAATTACAAGGCCATGAGAAGGGAACAACCAGAGTGGAACATTATGCCATGGGTTGTGATTCCTATGTTTGGCCTTAATCTTGGACAATGGATGCACGTGGGAGATAGCTGGCAGAAAAAAGGGTTATAAAATGACCGAGCACGCACCACCAATAGCATTCAGGATAGGCGCTGCAGCATGGGCCAGTGCGCTTGCTGCCTCTCTTCTTGATGGGGATTTGACATGGCTTGAATTTGGCCGTGCTATTGTTCTTGGCGTCTTTATTTGGGCGATTACTTATGTTGTCGTCTACGTTGCCGAACAGTATCTATATGAGTCCGGCCGCATGAAACGGCCGTACTGGATGACAGGCGAGGAACATCCGGTCGACGAAATGAAGCGCATCATAAAAGATCGCGGAGCTATCGTCGAGGTGCCCGCAGACATGGGCAACGCTTACGCACCTATTGGCGTAACCGCTGATGGCAAACCCATGACGCCTTCTGCTTCAGAAGAAGTTAGTGTGCTATCGAAGCTAATTTCTCTAGCGCACGCCATTGAGGAGGGCATGGACAAGATATCCAAGCGTCAATTAGAATCTTATGGTGTCATACCGGATAGATTTTCGACAAGCGGGGATATAATCATTGATTACCTGGTTTCACATAACCTGGTGGATGACATCGGAAATAGCCAGTACGCTGTGACGGAGCGCTTAAAGGCTTTTCTAACTCAAACCACTGGAGTGAAATATGACGAACGTATTCGAGCAAATTAGGGTAAAGTGGCAAGACAGCCCGTACATTATGTATGTGTTTGGACTTGCCCTATTTCTTTTCTTGTCTGGCATAATCCTATTCATGGAGGATGCTAAGTCGTCTCGTGATGGATTCGAGGCCCTAGAAATTGCATTTGGCGTCGAGTTCGGGAACTGGCCCATTACCTACTGGGTGATTGGCTTTATACCGCAAGTCGCCCAAGTGTTTTTCATGTACCTGTTCATGATGGATACAAAGAAAAACTACTGGGCACTAGCAATCGTTGCCTTGTTCTTCACAATCGACTTTGTAAGCGATGTTCAGGACCGCTCTGGTCGACAGATGTTTCCGTTGGATGGAAGTGGGCCACATTTGTTTACGCCAGCAATCGCGATCGGCGCAGCTTACACGCTCACATTTATTACGATTGGTTCAGAGCTATTTCTAAGTGCTACTGTTGGCGTTCTTCTGGCTATCTGGCCACATGTTATCAGTCAGCTTGGCATACAGCGTAACCAGATTCAACGCACGAGTGGCAACCGGAGGATGACGCATGGGCGATCCTAGGCCGTCACTTGGTATTCAACCGGTACCAAAAACACCAGAGGGCAGGTTTCCAAAGGTTAAAAGTCGCACGCTGTCATTGCCTGACAGGGCACTTGTGGCATACAGGAAACCAAAGAACATGCCCGAAGAGGAGTTTAGTAGGTTCATAAATACGGCTGCTCACCAAATCCTTGCCAGGTTTAATGTCAGAACCATTGTTGTTGGTGTCGAGAACTGGGGTGATCTCAAGGTTCTTGACGAGGAAGCAATGGCGAGTGTTGGCTATATTCACAAGGATCGCATCTTCTTGCTCAAGGAAGATGTTGATATGAGCAAGTATACCGAGGATGAGTTAAGGGACATTATGACCAGTTCGGCGATGATCCAGGCGAGGATATCTGGGGCCTCAATATTCGACTCAGGTAATGAGGTTGATGAAGAAGAATAGTAGGCGTCGTGTTGATGTTTCCGAGGTTGTTCTTGAGGAGGAGAAGCCAATACCTTCGCTGAGTCGTTACCTTGTGGACTCTCTGGATGAGCGAGACAGGAGATTTGTAGACCTAGCGAAAAGCGCTTCCGAGAGATTCGATAGGCTTGTTCAGGCGTGCCTGCGTGATGGAAGCATAGATCCAAGCGAGGCCGCGATGCTTGTTCAGGAGCATAACAGGCTGCAGGCCAGGAGCCGGGACGCACTTAGACAAAGGCTGAGATTATATGGCCAAGAAAAAGCAATTGATAGATTGAACACGTCTTACATGTACCCAGAAAGCAAGGTGCCAGATCGACCTGAGCCTAATATCAGTTACGCCTATCAGATCGGGGATCCGTTCATGCCTATATTTGAGGCATATCTTGACTTTGTCGATAGTGCAATCGACAACGCTGGGAAGGTCGTGGTCATGCCGAAGCAAAGAAGGCGAATTATCTGGTTGATGATAGTTGGTCCGGCAATTGTTTTGTGCGCACTCAAACTACTAGGTGCTATATGAAAAGCCAGCAATTAGACGACATCTACGACTGGTACGCTCAAAAGAAAAGCGACATCTACGAGAAGTGCGCTGGCGAGAAGTGGACTGAGAAGAAATTAGCTGACAAGATACAGGACCTTGACCAGGACTTTTATAGCAGGCTGGCCAAGGTAAGAGGTGGTTAATCGTGTCATTTGGTCGACCTAGATTTACCAAGAATGAAATGTTGGAACTGGACGCTTGGTGGGCATGGCGCATTATGAAGGCCAAGGAGGAGGGTAGATGGCCTCCCAGGTGGAAACCAGCAAAACGTAATAAACGTTGGAGAAATAAATGAGTCGAGTCAAAGTATCAATGACACCACACGCTGATGATATGCGAGGGAAGGAGCACTCTGGCATTGCTCAGGTAGTCATCAATTGGTCTAAACATTTGCCAAAATATGGGATTGACCTAGTCGCTCCAGGTGAACCGGCCGATCTTTCGATAGGGCATATAGTGTCCAACTTGGATGCAGATATACATGTCACACATGGCTTGCTGTGGACAGAGGAAATTAAACTTGGCAAGTACGCTTATGGGGTTAATGCGAATCTTGCTAAAGCTGCAGTGAATGCTCACACTATAATCGCGCCGTCGCGATGGGTTGCCGATGTTTACCGTCGCGACTTACACAAGCATGTGCACGTGGTCGGGCATGGCATAAACCCAAATGAGTGGGAGCACAATTACAGGCGTGGCGATTATGTGCTATACACAAAGAATCGTACATCTGATGGCCTAGATCCTGGACAGATTAACGATGTTGCCAGGGCCATGCCACACACGACGTTTTATACTACATTTGCGACTAGGGATTCGCCGCCAAACGTCGTTACGTATGGAGGCACGGTTCCATTTGAAGAGATGAAGCGCCATATCCAGGAAGCGGGTGTGATCTTTATGCCCGATCGCGAGACCTGGGGCATAGCTGCGGCTGAGGCCCTGGCCTCTGGTGTTCCTGTATGTAGCACGAGTGCTGGAGCGGTTAAGGATTTCGTGGAACACGGGCGAACGGGTTATATCTACAGAGATCACAACCTAAACGATGCGATACAGGGTATAAAGTATTGCCTGAAGCATGGCAGCATCCTTGGGCAAAACGCCAGGTGGGTGGCCAAGAAGGAACTTGACTGGAAATACAGCATCAGCATGCTGGCCACGATCATTCATAACGTGTACGATGAAGTGGTCTACAAGGATAAATTGTACCAGGCTGGCAAATTGGACACGGTGGCCGTGGTTATAACATCGCATAATTATGGCGACGTAGTGGGAAAGGCTATCGACAGTGTACTAGCTCAAACAAGGATGCCCGACCACATTATCGTTGTTGATGACTCCTCAACCGACAATACGAAAGACGTTGTCGAGAAGTACACCAAGACAATATCGAGCATTGAATATTTGCGGGTTGACCTACAAAACGTTGCTCTTGCCAGGAATGCCGGAATATACCGTACGGATTGCAACTTTGTCGTTGTTCTTGATGGAGACGACCAGATCAAGCCTGACTTTGTGAAGGATTGCCTTAAACCACTCGTGGGTGATAAGACGATTGGCTTTTCTTATTCTGGCAGCGAGGTTATTGATTACCAGAAGGGCGGCGAGCATCTTGCACCACCTGGTCTGGCAAAAGAAATGGGTTTACGAGCCCATAAGCCATGGCCAACAATGGATGTTAACAAGCAATTTATCGAGGGTTTGGCCAACCAGTTTCCCGCGTGCGTGATGTTCAGGCGCAAGGCCTTGATAGAGGCGGGTGGGTATATGGCTCGCTACGCTCCGAGAGGTGCTGGCACTGAAGATGCAAACCTGTATCTGAGATTGCTGGCGCATGGATGGAAACCACAGATGGTGAAGCCAACGCCAAATAACTTGTGGGTACATACTCATGGATTAGGCCATGTATCTGGTGCAAGCGATTTCACCGAAGTTAATTGGCGAGCGTGGCAACCATATACGCGGGATTACAGATTCCCGTTTGCTGCTGTTGCTACACCGAAGAACCTGTCGCATCCAGTACGCTCGTACGAACCAAAGGTCTCTATCATTATCCCAGTCGGCAAGGGTCACGAGATTGTCCTTGCAACTGCCTTGCATAGCATTGAAGCACAGGAGTACAGGAATTGGGAGGCGATTGTTGTTTGGGATTACAACTTTGATTACGATATCATGGACTATTACCAAAACGCCTTTCCATTTGTGCGGTACGCTGAAGCATACGCACATAGCTACTGGACTGGCGAGCTAGTGCCTGGTGGACCGGGCCACGCAAGAAACATTGGTGTGCGCATGGCCAGCGCCGATTTTGTCACATTCCTTGATGCAGACGACTGTTATGGACCAGAGTTCTTAACCTACGTGAATCCAGAAATAAGCAAGCAAACAAAGTCAATCGTGTACAGCAAGTACTACTCAAAGATGAGTAAGAATATGCTACCTCGTCTGCAAGGACACGTTGTCAAGGAAGAAGGCGATCACGTTATCGTGGATTATAGTTTCCGTCCATTCGACCGGGAACGTGCCATGCTCAGACCAGATGGGGATCGGCCATATGTGTGGTCAGGAGTTAATATCCTGCTACCGAAGATGTGGCATGAGGCTATTGGCGGATTTGATGAGGAGATAAAGACATGGGAGGATTGCTTATACCTGTATCGCCTGGCATGGCAGGGATACCCGTTTCACAGGGTTGATATGCCATTATGGGTATATAGCTTTACTGACGGGGCCAGGAGAGATAAAAGCGTAGGACATGAGGCAGAGTTAATGGCCTATCTTCAAAACGAGTACGATGCTGTGCATCAACCCGAGCAAGAGGCTATATCCTATGCCATGTAATTGTCAACAGGAGTACACAGTGGAGCAAGCAACAGGCAAAAAGGTTTTAATCATTTACAACACCCGTAACGCTGGCAAGCATATGGTTACCGGTTCTGCGACAAAGCAATCTTACGGCTACAGAAAGGGTGGTGACAGATTCGAGGTGTACGAGGCCGATATGCGAGTAAGGCCCGATCTCTTTCGACCAGTCAACCCGATAGTGCAGCCGAAACGAGTTGTCGCGATGCGTAGCGATCGCGCTGATAGGCAGCAACGTGTTGCCAGGATCATAGAGGAAAGACAAGGCAAGCCACCTGGCGCGGTACCGGCACCCCCACCACCTCCTCCGCCAGAGGCAATTGATCGAGATGAAGTCAAGCACGGCGAAAGTGTCGTACATGTGCTCAAGAAAATGCCGGATAATAAAATGGAGTGGCCGATTGAGGAATTGGATTGGTCAAAGACCAAGGTAAATGCCGGGCATATCAAGCTACTAAAGGACAACGGGATAAATAAATTATCCGATCTCGACAACACGAGTCAGGCTGACTTGCTGCGTATTAGCGGCGTTGGTCCGGCTACTGTTCGTAGCTTGTATAGCATGAAGAGCAAATACGATTTGTGATTTTTTGAATCCGCGCATTTAGCCATGCTATAATGCGTGCACGCATCGCTCTGACAGGGCCTAGATTTTTCTAGGCCCTTTTTGTTTGGAGACGTTATGGATTTCTTTGATTTTGTCGTGATTGGCCTGGCAACATGGCGCATTGTCAATTATATCTACGACGATAAGTGGGCAGGTCCATTCGATCTACTTCACAAGCTCAGGTACGCAATTGGTATCAGGTACGATGAGCGCAGTCGACGTGCTGTTGTGGCCAAGCCGGTCTGGAAGCGGGAACTTGCCTCGATGCACAACTGCCCTTACTGCATGTCAATCTGGTATGGCTTGGCAGCGACCATTATTTGGTTTGCTGTTCCAATGGAGTACAGGGACGTATTGATTATCTTGGCCATGCCATTCGCATTAGCCGCGACCATCTCGTTTTTTCAAAAGGTGATGAGTAGATGAGTAATAGACATTTTAGTTTCGAGGCCTTTAGAAAAGAGCTAGAAGAACTCACGGAACAGCAATTATGTTCAAAGTACTTTTACATTAGGTTTAGCCTGGCCCAAATAGACCAGATAGAAAAAGAGGGTAATTATCCCCAGGAGCGTGTTGACGAAAGGCGAGCGCACTGGTCTGAAGGCAAAAGGTATGTGGAAGAAGAGGTAGCCAGGCGAAACATGGGCTTGGACGAAGTGGCTGCATGGCGACCGCCCGCAATAGTTCCGACCGATAAGGATGTTGTGGTGAAGATGAAGCCAATTCGGATCTTTTCTAGGGCACCAGGAAAGGAGTAGGCTATGGCCGAAGGTGATGGCGTTGCATACAACTGCTTCAAAAAGAACCTCATGGATGGGGTTCACGATATTGATAGCGGTGGTAACGACGTAAAGTTAATTCTTGTAAGCAGTTATACACCCAATATTGATACCCACACTTTGTACTCACACGTATCTGCTAGTGAGTATAGCACTGGCAGTGGCTACACGGCCGGTGGGCAATCATTAACAGGAAAGTCGACCGTACAGGACAATACGAATGATCGTGGAGTGTTCGATGCAGAGGATGTCGTCTGGGCTGCATTGGGAACATTGTCTCCAGCTACGCCTAGTCACTGTATCATGTACGATAACACCCCGAGCAGTCCGGCCGATCCGCTCATGGCCTACTGGGAGATTGGCTCGACTGCTACAACTGGGGGCAACTACGCTATTGAGTGGGCCACGGCCGGGATCTTCTTACTGACATGACCACTTACTACGTAGGTAAGGGTGGAAGTGACAGTAATGATGGTTCGACCTGGGCATTGAGAAAGCTAACAGTTCAGGCAGGCGAGAACTTACTATCAGCAAATGACACCCTGATCATTGGGCCTGGCATATATCGCGAGCGAGTAGTATTGCTTAATGGTGGGACAAGTGGCAATCCCATAACGTGGATCGGCGATGTTACTGGCGCTCAAACTGACGGGATAGGGGGACCAGTCAGGATAACTGGTTCAGACAACGATATCACGGCCACTAGATTAAACTGTGTCTACGGTGCCAATGGCGACGGTGATTGGAGGGTATTTAGAGGCCTGCACATGGACATGTGCACCACTGACTACATCATGTTTCTGGACTGGGGTCACAACACAATTGTTGAGGACTGCGTATTCTCATACTCCGCGCCCACTAAAGGGGCAATTTACTTTTACAGGATAAACAATTCACCGTTCACCGTTAGAAGGTGTATTTTTTGGCAGTGTGACTACGGGATCGTTATAAGGGCCGGGGGCACAACCGGGCCAACGACTGCAGCACTTATAGAAAATTGCTACTTTGTTGGTCCTGGACACAACTCCCCAAACAGTCGCGCGATTATTCTTACCGATTATTGCCACAGGGGATGGAAGGTAAAAAATTGCACATTTCTTGATATAGACAATGCGGTTGTATCACTCGACACTCAGACCGGGTGGGTTGATATAGACATTGTCAATTCCGTTTTTCTGAATACCACTAATTGGTGCATATCATTTTCCAGTTCCGCTGGCGAGTTTGCGATTGATAGCTGTACGGCAAATGGCGGAAGCGGCAGTGACTATACTGGCTCATTCACTACGAGCGCGTTCTATCCCGCATTTCCGCTGATCAGGGATGACGGCCACTGGATAGGCCCATGGTATCCAGGTTCTCCTAGCAGATTGACTGATGTAAGCGTGCATAGTTGTTCCGCAACGGATCTCCCCACGCAAGATATATTTGGCATTGATCGTGTTGGCAATAACACCGAGATGGTTCGTGGTTGCTTTGGGCAACCGAATGATGAGTCATGGCCAGCACAAGGTACAACCAATCCTGCATTTGGTACATACACGCTTGAGTTTGCTAGTGCTGGCATAGAACAATTTATCTGGCCCGTCGACGGTACGGAAATAACGGTCTCGATTAGCGTATGGCGCGAGAGCGCTTTTGCTGGCAACAATCCAAGAATGCGAATCAAGCAACCTGGTCAGTCAACATTACTAGATGTGGATACAAATGCGGCGAATCAATGGAATGTACTGAGCCGCACTCTTACACCGTCTGCTACTCCACCATACATTGTCATCGAACTAGAGAATGGTACTAACAATGACTCTACTGTTCGATTCGATAACTTGAGAGTTGCGTAATGACAACTTATTACTTTGGACCTGGTGGGGCTGACGTCAACGATGGTCTTACCTGGGGTAATAGAAAGCTGACGCTTGGCGAGGCCGAAAGCATTGGCTCTGCTGGGGACATCATGTACTTTGGTCCAGGAACGTATACGGAAAATGGCCTTGTTTTAACTAAGAGTGGATCTTCTGGTAGTGAGATACAGTGGATTGGTGATGTTACTGGCGAGAAAACCGATGGAATAGGGGGTCCGGTTATTTACAAGTCTAATAGTACCTATGGCTTAACCCCGCAGACTGCCACAACGGTGGACTATCGCATATTCAAGGGGTTTGTTTTTCATGGCCAATCGACCAATCCATTTATCTACAACCAGGCTACGGATGCTATCTTCAGCAACTTAACGGTAGAGGCCTGTGTCTTTCTGAATGGAGATAATGGGACGGAGGGAAACGTCAACCTATCTGAAGTCAGTAATACCATTACGTTTCGTAGGTGCGCTTTCCTGGTTAACGGCAGTAAAAGCTGTCTAGTATTTGGTACCACGGGTCACTCGACAACTGGCGTGACGGTTGTTGTCGAGAATTGCTATTTATTCCCATATGCCAATGAAGAAGCTGTGATTTTCTACGATATCGCAGATTGCTATTTTAGGAACAATACAATATTTGCTCACAATGGGGCCTGGCTACACCTAGACACAACACCATCTGGTGGAACAATTTATGTGTATAACAACTTAATACTATGGACTCACACATCTGGCGAAGGACTTAACCACCAGAGTGGAAGCGCAACTGTGTACGCGGATAACAACTATAGTTACCCATACAACAATGTGACTGGCACAGTTACCGTTGGTCCTAATCAAAGGGTAGCTCCGGCTCATATGATTATGCCTATTTTGTACGAGGGGATTCGGTATCCGTGGATTGCTGGTATACCAGAGTCATACTTCCAAGGCGCTTATGGCGGGGCTGTCGGCGCTGATCCAGGCGAGGATATCTGGGGTTTTAACGTTCAGCCTCAGTACAAGAAAACAATCGGCGCAGTCCAGTTCAGGCAAGTTGGTCGAAATACATCTGATGCGCCCGTAGGTAGTAGTACGAGTATAGAGCTACCTGATGCGTCGGCCGATTCAATTCGTATTGCTTGTGCACCCAACAGTCAGGTGACTGTGTCTTGCGATGTCAAACGCGAGTCTGGCTACGCTGGCACAAACCCGCAAATGGTGCTGAAGTCGCCGGGCGTCTCCGATGTTGTAGTCACCGATAGTGGGGCAGTGAATTCGTGGAATGCCATAAACGGCAATATCACACCGACTTATCCGTACATCACGATTGAGTTTAGAAACAACAATACTAAGAGAAAGGCGCGCTACGTACGCTTTTCAGATATAGCAGTGAGCCAGACGCCACTATGATGTTCAAGAGGATCGGCGAGTGCAATTTATGTGGGCAATGCTGTGGTGCAGAGGGCAGTCCAAACCAGGCCAATCCATGGAATGGTAGTTGGCCGGAGTCGGTCAGGACATGGAAGTACGATAATTTTGCCGGGAGATGGCCACTGGCCAAGTTCTTTGGAATTATCCCTAACCCGAACACTGGGAATGTTTTCTTATTCGAGCGAAGTGGCGCAACTAGAATAGGTGACAAGGAATATCCATGGGTCTGGGTGCCAGGGCATGCGGTATGCAAGGTAGAGAACAATATCGAGTGCCCGTTCCTTATGCCAGATCCGGGTGATGAAACAAGGCCGTGTGCATTAGTTGGAACCGAGCACGAGCACGTATGGATGATCACGTGCAAGCCATTTCCACCAGATGAGTTCACGGAAAAACAGGTAAACGAGTGGTTTGAAAACCACCCAAGATGTTCGTTTGAATACGTGAAAGAATAATGGCCGTATCAATAGGGACCGGTAATCTGAATATTGGTGGTGCAATTCTTACCACTACCGGTGGTACGAAGGTAGCCATAATTGATAACAATTCTGGTTCTATTACTGCTTACAATAATGCCAGTACCTCTCCGAGTTTGATTGGTAGCGCACAAACTGGAGCAACGATTTTTGGCACAGGTGGTACGCTAGAGATGTTTGGTGCCTGTATAGGCAGCGATGACGTGATTCATGTCGTCGCACAAGGCACCGGGGGTGCTACTCGAATTTTGGCCTACAACACGATCTCCGATCCTGATGCCACTCCTGCCTGGGGTACGTGGGCGACAATCGTATCCGCTTATGCAGAAGCAGGAATAACGAGAGCATACACCCAATGCACAATTGATAGTTCGGATGTTGTTCATGTGCTCTGGACTGATGCCGTCAAAGAGAAAGGCACAATATATGACCAGGTTTACTACACAAACAACAGTTCTGGGTGGATAACGCCTGAGCTAGTATCGAATGAACCTAATGTCAATTCTGGAGCGAAGGCTATTACGGTTGATTCCGCTAATGACGTTCATGTTCTTTATGGCATTGATGGGGCAGACCATTACAGAAAGAGAACCAGCGGTTCATGGGGCACAGAGTCCGATCGCGGCACTGGTGGTCAAATGGATATCGCCGCCTTTGGTACAACACCGTATATCATTGGTGTCGATAATGCTGCACCAGGAGACATCTCAGAGGGCACGAGTTTAGGTGGCCTGTCCGACACGTCATACGATACGTGGAGTGTTGTTGATTTCAGAAAAACAGCGCAGATTCATTTGTATGGCGCTACGCCAATACGCTACATATTTTACATAGACAATACCGGTAGAGATGTCAGGTACATCTACAACAGCGGATCTGGCTGGACGGATGGGGGGATACTGAACGATCTTGCCAGCGACGGATGGGGGATTCGTACCGGGTGGACCTACTACAACTTAAACGAGGGCGGCGGGATCGACTACATATACAGTATCTCTACAGGCCCTACGGTTTATTATGATTTCTTGCAGTTCCCCGCTGACACGGCAACTATGAACGCTGTAACACTCACTCTTACTCCGCAAGATATGAGTGTTCAAAGACTGTTCGATCCTAGCTTTGAATTCTGGTATGACAACGATCATCCGATTAACTTCATGGACTCGATGCGAGCGGGTGACTTTGAGCTGTGGCCGTATTATCGTGGTCTCTGGAATCCCTCTCCAGATATTCCGACATACACTCCGACCAGCATAGAGACTATCGATCCCGTTACCCTGGTACTGAGCCCGCAGGCCATGACGGTTACGGCTGGGACCGGGGCAAACCCGATCAACAAGATAATCGACGAGGCCGTTAATGTCGATGAGACTATCGTGCGCCTGCTATCTATGACCAGGGTGATTGACGAGGACGTCAATATTGACGAGGTCATCGTCAGGCTAATGGCTATGACCAGGGCCATTAACGAGACTGTTAACGTTGACGAGGTCATTACCAGACTCATGACAATGACCCGCGTGCGAAACGAAACAGTCAATATTGATGAGGATATTCAAAGATACCGTGGCTTGATGCGCGTTATATCCGAGACCGTCAATGTCGATGAAGTTATTGTCAGGGCATTGATGATCGTCAAATGGATTAGCGAAACCGTAAACATCGACGAATCCATTCTTAACCCGCGTGTGCTGGCCAGGATAATCGGCGAGACTGTCAACATTGATGAAAGCATCGCGCGTTTGTTGACAATGATCAAGGTCATTAGTGAAGCCGTGAATATAGACGAAGTTATCGCCAGGCTTATGGCGATGGTTCGTGTACGAAATGAAACCGTTAATGTCGATGAGGATATCCAAAAGTACGCAGGCCTGCTGCGCATCATTAGCGAAACGGTAAATGTCGACGAAGTTATCGTCAGGCTTAAAAACATTCTCAGGGTAATAAATGAGACTGTGAATGTCGACGAAACAATTCTCAATCCACGCATACTGGCCAGGGTAGTGGGCGAGACAATCAATATCGACGAAAGCGTTATCCGTCGCTTGTCTATGCTAAGAGTCATTAGCGAGACAGTTAACGTAGATGAGGCAGTTGCCAGGCTAAAGGCCATGGTGCGGGCAATTGCGGAGACCGTGAACATAGACGAAGCTGTCGTCACTGCACGTGGTTTTGTGCGCGTGATAGATGAGACTGTCGATGTCGATGAGGTCATTACTAGGTTTATGTCGTTAACCCGCACCGTTAACGAAACTGTGAATATCGACGAAGTAATCACACGTTTGATGTCCATGGTCAAGTCGATTGACGAAACTGTGAATATAGATGAGACCGTTGTTCGGGCAAGGACGCTTGTACGCCAAATTGCAGAGACGGTCAATATTGGAGAAACGGTCAATCGTCTAAAGGCCATGGTACGTACGGTAAATGAGACCATAAACATTGATGAGGCTGTGGCCAGGCTGCTTGGTAAGGTCCAGGTAGTTGGCGAGACGGTGAATGTGGACGAAGTCATCTCCCGTAGAATGGCCATGGTCAGGGCGGTAGCAGAAACAATCAACGTCGATGAATCAATCCTGAATCCTCGTGTGCTTATCAGACTGATTGCCGAGACGGTCAACCTAGATGAAAGCATTGTTAGGCGAATGTCAATGACGCGCGTAGTTAGCGAGACCATTAACATCGTCGAAGATATTGTCAGGCACCTGGTAAATGTTGGTGCACAGATTATCAAGGTCATTGATGAAACTATTAACGTCGATGAGGCCATTGTCAGGTCAAAGGCCATGGTCAGGCTGATTGCTGAAACTGTCAATGTTGATGAGGCTATTGTCAGACTCATGGCTATTGCCAGGATAGTTTCAGAAACGGTAAACATTGATGAAAATGCGACTAGGCTCAAAGCGATTGTTAAGTTGATTAGCGAAACCGTGAACATCGACGAAACGATTTTGCGTTTGCTTGGTTTCGTGCGTGTGATTGGTGAAACAATCAACATAGACGAAAGTAACAGCTATTTACGGGGCCTCTTGCGCCAAGCTAATGAGACTGTAAACATCAACGAAACAATCGTTAACGCGCGCGTGATGGTTCGGGCGATAGTTGAGTCAATCAATATCCAGGAAACAATCGTTAACCCCCGTGTTCTGGTAAGGGTCCTGGCAGAAACGGTAAACATAGACGAAAGCATCGCGCGTCTCAAGTCCATGACAAGGGTCGTCAATGAGACCGTGAACATTGTCGAGGACATTGTCAGGAAGCTAACCGCGATTGCCAATGACTATATTAGGATTATCAACGAGACAGTTAACGTCGATGAGACCGCCGCAAATATCGTTGGCCTTATAAAAATCATTACCGAAACAGTCAATATTGATGAGGTCATCACACGTCTTATGGCAATGAGTAGACAAGTGGCTGATTCAGTTGGTATAAATGAGGTAGCGATCAGGACCGTAGCCTTGACCAGGGTGGTTGCGGAAACAATTAACATCAGCGAGACCGTACTTCGCGCGAGAAGTATGGTCAGAATAATTGTCGAGGCCGTTAATGTTACGGAACTGACGCTCCGCGTAAGGGGCCTCGCCAGGATTATAAACGAGCAATTATCTATTGTTGAATCGGCCGATGCTATCACCGGCCTGGTTAAAATCATCAACGAAGGTGTGAACCTCGTTGAGTCAATATTGCATACTATCGGTATTCCCGCGAGAAAATTCCTGGGTCCAACCTTCAAGGGTATGTACCGGTATATGAAAAAGAGGATGCAGCGATGACGCTTATCCGTGATATAGTGAAATTTCCATTTTACCTAGCAATCGGAGCGCTACTGTTTCTCTTCAGCCCCGGATTCCGAGCGACCGTGCGTGCCAAGTTAAGAGGTGCGAACGATCCAGTAAATACGGGGGAACAAGTCATCGCGATTCTCATTACTGATAATGAAAAGAAGTTCATAGGAGGTTAATCATGAACTTTCTACGCTTGATCTCAGAGTTTGAGCAGCGTAAAAGTAGAACCATGGCCTCCGTTGGCCAGTACTGGCTCGATCGCCTTGTTGAAAAACAACAGGCAGCGCTCGATGACCGCATTGTGCTGACGGGAAAGATCGTGGCTATTCTTCGCAACCCTGAGCTAGAGCGCGAGTTGGTTATACCTGGTCTGAACATCGTAACCAATGACGGCGATGTGTATTACGCTCAGTCGTCCGTGGCGGAGACGCCTACAGATGACTTTGATGCGGCCGGTGCCGGTTTTCGTTTAGGTACCGATAACACTGCGCCAACGAAGTCGGATACTGATGTGACGACAGAGGATAGTGCTGGCCGAAAGGCGACGGATGCAACCTATCCACGAACAGACGATCCAGATGGTGATAATACTGGAGCGGGCGTGGATATTGTAACCTGGCGAGTTAGCTACACGACTGCTGAAGCAAACATCACCGGGATACAAGAAGGGGCAATCGTCGACGACCGGGCCACACCAACTGCAGCGCTCACTCACTTCCTGTTTGCCGCATCCTTCGACAAGACGGCGAGCGACACGCTTAAAGTTTTCGTTAACCACGAGATGCTAGGAGTGTAGCGACTATGAGTGGGGAATGGTTGGCAGGTGTCCCGAACGAAGTAAGTTTCGTCATGACAGATGATAACGGTGATGAACTCTCCGGGTTGACTTTGTCTATGCAAATTCGGGTGACCGGGCAGTCATTCCAAGCTGTGGCAGGCACGATACTGGAGATCAGCAATGGCTGGTACTCTTACACGTGCACCGCAGCGGAGGCCGTAGTAGGCCCCATCTCCGTAATCGCTACCGCTTCTGGTGCCGTTCAGCAAAACCTCGAATATGTATGTGAGCAGCGTACACCTGGTTGGAAGTTCTGGGAATACCGGGTCACCGATCAGCCTGGTGGTGCGGGCAATCCTGTGCCTGGTGCGTATGTCTGGGTAACTCTTGCGAGCGCCGAGAATTCGCTAACTGTATGGGAAGGCTATACCGACTCAAACGGGTACGCCAAGGACACGAAAGGCAGAAACCCGCTTGTGCCATTAGGGAACGTCTATTTCTGGAAAGCTAAACCTGGCTGGCAAGATGTAGATAATCCTGATCTGGAGGTCGTGATATGAGCAACACTGGCCAGATGGTGCCCATTGTTCCTGGTTCCCCTTCACTTGCTGTAACGCCAAACTTCATACCACCAGAGGTAACTGCGCTTTCATTACTTGAGTACGCGGAAATTATGGGCATTAACCCCGTTCAATTCATGTCCGGCAATTCGGCCGGGTACTTCCCCAGCACCGGTTGTACCGATCGCTGGAGGCAGTATGCCTGGCAGGATGAGGACAAGACCAGTCGTGATGAGCTTGCGAGAGAAATCAGGCAAGCTGAGTTAGACATTGCTGCTGCTCTTGGCTACATGCCTGGCCTGACTTGGTACGATGGACAGCTCATAAGCTATCCAAAATACTACAAGCGAGCCTGGACTACCGTCCAAGGTAGACAGGTGAACGGGCGCTATAAGAGCGTGAAACTGAAGCACGGCAAGCTCTTTGTTGCTGGCTTGCGTTCAGCTACCTACGTAAACTCCGCTTCATTTGCTGCGGGTTCTATGGTTTTGACCGATGACGATGGTGATGGGTTTGATGAGACCTGTGTTATTACGGTGTCGACGACCTACACATCGCCATATGAGCACAAGCTATATTACTCAGGCATGGATGGCGGTGAAGAGTGGGAGCTTCGCCCAGCTACGACGAAAAGTGTTTCAGGTGGTTATTTGGAGATGCGGGTACCGGTCTGGTTACTGTTCAAGCCCGAACTGTTAGCCGCGCTTCCTGGCGAAGATGGATTTACGGACATCGATCCAAGTAATGTCAACAATCTGGTCGAGGCAGTGGACGTCTATTACGAGACGGCCGATCCTTCACAAGGGAATCTGTTTCACTGGAATGAATCTAATCAACTTGTCGACGACACAACGCATACCACACAATTAGCAGCGGTTGAGGGCGTAGTGGTACATCGTACGGTAAGCGATGTTTCAGTAACGCCAGCGTCCTATGATTCTGGCACAGAAGAATTCACGGTCGAGCAATTCACTGTTCCCCGAGAACCTGATTACGTCGAGCTTGCTTATCAAGGCGGTGATTACTACGAGGACTTCCGACGTGGCATGCGCATCGTACCACACGACTTGGCACAGGCAATTGCATGGATGGCGACGGCCAGGCTGTCGCGCCCACTTTGCACGTCATGCGAGAATATCAAGGCAAAGGAGAAAAGATTGAGAACGGATCTCGCGTACAGTGTAGACGGCACAACCGGCGATGTTCGGTTTGTGACTGTTAACATTTTGCGTAATCCGTTTGGCACACGGCTTGGTGAGGTGGATGCGTGGAACATCGTAAAAAATCGCATTAAGGACGGCGACATATCCCCCGATGTAGGAGTCTTTTAGGAGGCAATATGGAACTAGGCTCAATAAGTAAACTGCTGTCAGGTTCCAAGTATGAAGAGCACGCCAATGAAATAGAGGAAGTGTTCAACAATCTTGGTATCAAGACGCTAAATGATCTGGACAATTCCCCGAAAGCACTTGGCTTAAATACGCTTGGCTATAGCTCACTTCAGTTGGTACGCTACATACGCGAGGCCGCCATTGATGTTGTCTTATACGGGGAACCTGAAGAAATCAAAGTCCCTGTACCTGAACCGGAACCGGAACCGGAACCGGAAGAGGTAGAGGAAGAAATTGAAGAAAGGAGTGATGAATAATGGCACAAACCATTTTCATGAACAAAGTAAACCTCTTTGTCATGAGGAATGGGAGGGTGGACGGCAAAGGAACTGGCCTAAGTCCCCTGTCGGTTGACAAACACTCAATGACAGGTAAGTCGGATGCTACAATCCCAGGCCGTGGCCAGGATTATGGCTACGATGTGTATGGCCGTATCCGAGTCAAGAATACCTTCCAGGAACCACCTGGTGGTTTGCAGACAGCGACCATCGAATTCGACAAGCAGGTTGATATCGACTTTTTGGAAAAGCGACGCAAGGACCAGCAACGCTTCGGTGTATGGGAAATGTCATCTCCATGTGGTCGTCGAGACAATCCCTATTCCTGGTTAGAGGGTGGGCGATTAGACTTCCACGGGCAAATGTCGGTGAATGGTTTCAATGGTGGTGATGCTCCGGCCAGGGATGGTACGGCCACGACTGTTGTTGCTTCGGCTGACGTGACCTGGGAATACGACATTGCTTTACGACCACTGGCAATTGCATCAGTTACGCCACAAATTGCAACCAACACTCAGAACATCAATACCATCTTCGGTATTAAAGAGCCTATAGTACCTGGCTGTGCGCCTGGTTATCTTGGGCCTGATGAGCACCTGTTCATTGGTTCTGCCGCAGATACCGGTGTTCCGGCCGAAATTCACTTTAGCCGAAATGGTGGAGGTAGCTGGACGGTTTTCACCAATAAGCCATTTGGTAACGATGAGCACATCGCTGATGGCGCTGTCCTGATGCTTGCTGGATCAAACCCGCGCGTCATTTGGGGCAACGGTGTTGGAACCGCTGGCCTGGAGATCGCCTACGGTGATGTCCAGTTCGGTAATGAGGCCGCAACAACGTGGACCACGGTAGCCATTAACGCGACTGCCTCTGACATTGTCGGGCGTGTTGCCTGGCTGTGGTACGATGGCCTGTATGTTTCTGGCGGTGCCACTGCTGATGACCTTTATATATCCACTGACCAAGGCGAGACCTGGACACAGTTAGTCACCGGGTCTGGTGATGCGATTACCGCGATTGCCAAGGGTTTCGGCCAGGATTGCGAGGACGTCTACATTGCTGGCGAGACTAACTTAATCATGGTTGATCGTGGTCGGTCTGGTACTTTCGAGCTACTGAATGGCCCGAGCGGTGGTGGTGACTTCAGCGCACTTGCTATCGACAACGAGGGCAATCTGTATGCCGCAAATGGTACTGACCTATACGTTTCAACGGATAAGGGTGCAACCGCAGGTGGATGGACATTGCTGAAAGACTTCACCAGCATTGCTGCAACGGCGAAGGTGGTTGACATCTTCATGCCAGAAGGTGACAGCAATCACATTTACGTGGTTACCGACGACACTGCGCCTGGTACTGGATATCTCTATCACTCAAACGACGCTGGTAATTCTTGGCGCGTGGTTTCGGCTGCTCCGGCAAATGCCGGGTTCAACCGTGGCTACAAGTCGGATGAGGATGATAACCTGTACTACATGGTCGGCGATGCCAGCGGTGGCTACGGCCAAATTCACCGGGCCTCCCCAACATCAGTCGGCTGCTAAACCATGCCTTATAGCGAGGTTACGCTATCTGATGGCAAACCTTGTAAGGTACGCAGGCTTAGTGTTTTTGGGTTAGATGGTGTGGGGCCGGTGTTGCCCGGCCCCTTTCGCTATTCGTACGAGATAGGTTCTGGCGGTCCACACGCGCAGATGGTCGAGGATACGTATGACACATCTGCCAGGTCAACTCCGCCCAAGCATCCTGGTGTACCGAAGAGCGAGATAGAACCTGAATCGCCAGAGTGGTGGGATCTCCTGGAGTTCGAGACCTACAAAGCTGCGGTAGGTTACGAGGTGATTGCCCGTCTCCCGACTACGATCGAGTTCATCCGGGAACGCTCCCGGTTCATTGCTGAAAACTGCATAGATCCAGAGGACATAGATCGTATCTCGACGGAGGAGGACTGGGCAAAGATATATCACGCTGCCTGTATTCCGCAAATAAGTAAAGAACTTTTGGCCCAAGTGTTTCGCGATCACTTCAGTGCATCGTTTAAGGACCAGGAGATATTCGACGCAGTCGATAGTTTGAGCAAAGGTTATGGTAAAGCCGATCTCTTGCGCCAGTGGGAACATGATGCGATGGCTAGGTATAGCTACAGAACCGAGGATGAGTGGGGCGATTTACCACTCGACGAACGCTTGCGCAAGGTAGCAAGCGTTGCTTTGCCAAAAATGCTAGAAGCACTAGAGACTAATGCACAAGTAGAAGAGGCAAAGGCCAAGGCCGGTAGATGACGGTAAAGACCCAGATAAAGTGGAAGCGAACAGCTTTTAGAAGAAACATGAAGCGGTTCAATGAAAGTTTCCTTCGCGGAGAAGAGGAGGAGATGACAAAGTTGGTCGGTATCTGGGAGCGTGGATACAACGCGATCGTTGCATCCTGGGAAAACGCTCCGCGCTTTGCCGGTCGTGTGCGTTACTATCCCAGCACGAAACGTTTCTTTGTCAGGGTACAGATCATCGGCGATGATGACTTGATTGCAAGGTTTAATGCCATTGACTTTGGTGCCAGGAGAAGTGGAAAAGCCGATGTCGAGGGAAATATCACCCCAAGCAAGGTCGGCATTAAAGGAATCAAGTATCCTGTTCTCAAGAGACCTCTCCCAATTCCACAGGGTGCGCAAAAAGGAAAGCGTGCTTATGCGGAGGAGATCGGGTCCAAGCCAATTGGTACCATGTCTAAGGGCGAATATGACGAATTTATGAAGGAGTACAATAAATACGTCAAGGGCATAATAGCGAAATACACTACGGAAATTAGCCCACGTGGACAGGCGATACAAAAATTCGAGAGGGATAAGCGCATGCCAATGCGTGTATATAACCCACGTACTGGCAAGGGTGGGATGATCACTGGCCCTGGCACATACTTCCCTGCCGAGAAGGTTCCTGGTGGGGCAGAGTGGAAGGCAATCCCGTACATGTACCAGGTAACCCTGGGCGATATCGAGGCCAGGAACTTTACCACAGGTTTGCTTGCAATGATGGCTACGGGAAGTGACACCTTTGGCATGGGGAAAATCTGGCCTGGTGTACGTACGTTTCGTTCATGGGTGAGGTCTGGCTGGCGTCGAGGGACAAAATACTATGAACAAGCTCCCAAAAGTTGAGAACAGTGATTTAAGGCCAAGCGAAATCTATCTTGCAAAATGCCTTATAAGATATCATCGCTGGTCTTTTGACGTTCGTGCTCAGGGTATACTAAAAACAAAGATAGATCCACCAGAGGTTCGCGAACTGGTTAACTTCTTGATGTGGGTTGCCGGGGGGTTTGGCCCAATTGACGCTGGCTCGCATATCATTGGACTCCAAGAGGTGGTTAAGTCTAGCGCAAAAGAAATGGAATCGTTGGTTTCGTATGTAAGAGAGTACGGTGCCACACAACCGCTAGTTAAAGAAATAAATTATCTACAAGAGCAGATGGAAGCTGCGGATACACTTATGGGGTATTTAGTCGATGGCCGGTGAAGAACTTACACTAAGTGCAACATTAGATATCAGTGAAGTCGAGAATGCCTTACAGCGCATCGTTGTTCGCACGGAACAAATGGTAAAGGCGTCTGACGATCGCATAAAGAAGATGGGCGAATCTTTCGATGAGATTATCAGAACTGGCAAGGAGTTAATCGAGTCCCTGGAAAGCATGAGTGAATCTCAGATGACACCTGAGATGCGCAAGAGTTACGACAAGTTCAAGGAGACTATACTCGAAACCGCGAAGTCGCTAGACGTGCTCGAAAAAGAACTGAGGGATATCGAGGACATCAGGATAGACTATGGCGATGTAAAAGTAAACGTACCGAGAAACGTTTTACGCGACATCATAGATCGCGATATTGCTCAGATAGACGCTGAAACCCTGAAAAAGAAATTAGCTGACATGATGCAACGGGGCAGGGGAGAAGTTGCCGCGCGTGCTGCAGAAATACGTGCCGATCTAATTGCCTTGCTTAATGACCGCTCAATAAGTGGTGACGAACTCAGGAAAGAGATTGCGAAACTAGCCGATAGCTGGAGGCAGGTCGAGGAGCGTGCTATTGCTGCTGCGCAGGCACAGCGTATGGAACCGGCTGGACAACGCAGGTTTTCTGATTGGCAGGGCGATGCTAAAGCACTTGAGGATAGGCTCACGCGATTGGCTGAACGTGGCCTTGGTGAGGTAAGTGCGCGTGCTCTCGTACTAAGAGAGCAGCTTAGGCAAGCCATGACCGACAACTTAACGCCGGTTGATCAGCTAGAGGAGGAACTAAAGCAGCTTGGCGTGGAGATGGATAACCTTGTCAAGAAAGCAACGCACCAGCAACAAGTGCAGTTTGTTGGCGCAATGGGCCAACCTGGTGTAGGTGGTCCTAGACAGGCCTTGGTTCGCCGAAACCAGGCATTGCTTGCCGAGGCTGGCGAGCCAGAACTTCGGGAGCGAACACAACGCTTGATGAATAGTGTCGATGACATTGTTGCCGAGGCTGGCCGTAACATAAGGGCAAGACTTGATTCTCTTTTTGATGTGCCTGGCGAAGAGCCAGAGATCCTAGCAGAGTTTGAAAAACTCAGGGCGGAAGTTGCCAAGTTCGAGAGAATTAAAGAGCCAGAGATTTTTACAAGCGAAGGCCTCAGCAATCTAAAGGCTGCTGAGGCAAAGTTAGAGCAGATACGTGCTATACAAGCGGCGACGGCCGGTGAACTTGATGAAACAACGCAAAAGAATATTGAGGCAGAGGAGAAACGGGCACAGGCCGCGATAGATGCGGCAAAGAATAAAGAGACCGCAACCAAGACAGAGAAGGAGGCGCTACAAATTGCAAATGATGCGCTCGCTAAGTCAAGGTTACAGGTTAAAGCCTATCAAGACCAGGCCAAAGCTGCGGAAGAGGTTACAGAAAGCGTCGAGCAAACTTCTAAGCAAGTATCAGCTATTGAGAGTATCGACAAAAAACTCGATGCCAAACAAGCGTACGAAACACTTAAATCGAACACGAAAGACGCTGATGCCTTGCTAAAGAGTAACAATGCAGAAGTCAGGGCCATTGCATCAGAACTCAAGCGCCTTGGAACTGAGGCAAAAGACGCTTACGATAGAGGTGAGACCTCCGCGCTAGAATTCAAGGATGCCCAGGATAAACTAAAAGACTCGACCAGGAGAGTGGCCGACCTGTACGGCCAGGATATCCCATCCAATGCGGATAGGGCACAGGTATCCATATGGAAGCTGGGTAATGCCGTTGACCGTGTTGGCGTGCGAGGTGTAGGCGGAGCAATCAGGATCGCCGATGCCTTTCGTGGTATCCCGCCCGCTGCTATTGCTGGCGTTGTGGCGATTGCTGCTGTTACCGCCGCAGTAGTTAAGTTGATACAAACCTTAGCAGAGCTTGCCAAGAAAGCAGCTAGTGCATTCGCGCAGTTTACCAAGAGTTCTGTTGAATCAGCTAGGGCGGTTGAAGTAACTGATATTCAGTTAGGTAGTTTCCTACGTACCCCAGACCTTGGCGAAGGCTATCGGAATCTTCTGTTCGGTTTATCCGAACAAGTTGGGCTGAATCTAACCAAAGACTTTGCAAGGGTAATCGTTCCACTGGCAAAGGATGTAGAAGAGGTCGAGACTGCTGCTGAAATCGCTGGTACCTTGGCCCATGCTTTCCAGGAGACAGAGGATGCTATAGCCAATGCAATTAAACAAGCTGCTGGCGGGCATTTCAGACCACTAATTGAGCGATTTGGTTTAACGGAATTCGAGATTAGTAAAATACAGGCATACCAGGAAACGTATGGCGAGTTTACTGGTGTCTTAAAAGGTTTAGGGGAAGCACTAGAGTTTAGGGGCCTAAGCATAGATACGCTATCGAATTCTCTTCAATTACTACAAGGTAGATTCGAGGTTATTAAAGAGCAAGTCAAAATCACGTTTGGTGAGCCGGTTGCTGATGCACTTGGTGAATCGCTTGGTAAGCTATTCGATATATTCGAGGACAGGCGCGAGGCAATAACATCATTCTTCGAGAGTCTTGGCACAACTGTGGCAAACGTCGTCGACGAAATCGGAACGATTTTAGAAGGTATTGTCGGCGATGTGACGGATACAGATATACAGGAACTCAGTATAGAGTTTGAAACACTTGGCGAGAGAATTGGCGATGCCCTTGAGCAGGTAGGCAACTTACTAAGTTCAGATGACAGATCGGTTGTTGACGTGATGGTCGATTTAACCGCTGCTGTCGGTGACCTGGCTGAAAAACTGGGGGAAGTCCTTCAAATACTTGACGGTATCACAAGCATAGGCGCAGACATTGCGGCTATCAAGATTCCTGGTACTGATGTCGATCTTGGGCAGTTCAGCGAGGCTGCGACAAGAGCCACGCAAGCACAAACCACCGGGCCTATCGGAGCTATTGGTGATTTAATAACGATGGTAGGCAAGTTGAGATCAGAGGAGGGGTTGACCAGGTCTGAATTCCTGGAGAGCTTGCAAGAAGCATCTGAGGCAGCACCAGGTATTGGTGCTCTTATCGCCTATATGGATGAGTTGCACGAATCCACTGATGACGCTGCAGACGCCGCTGATAGACTGGCGGAGGCAGAGGAGCGGGCCGGGCAATCCATGGATGAAAGTTCCGATGCAACTCGCGAGCTAATTGATGAGCGCCAGCAACTTGTTGCCCAGGCAAGGGAATACGAGCAATTACAGATTAAGGCTACTGAAGCTCAGGAAAAGATAGATGAGGCAGAGCGTAAGTTTGCCAGGGATCGGGCTCATCAAGAGGGGCAATTACGTACCAGGTTTGACCGCCAGGAAATTGATGCGGAGATAAAGCGCTCTGAACAGCGCGAGGATCTCTTCAAAAAGCATATGCAGCGTATGCTCCAGCTTACTGATAAGCTGAACTTTGACCTTGCACAAAACGAACTGAATTTTGATCGCAAGGAAATTGACAACTTAACCAAGTACAATGACAAGCTACTCGATATCGAGCGTGATACCAACGATAAGAAATTAGATATCGAGAAGAAATTCAGGGAGCGCCTAAAAGATATTCGGGCTAAGTTCGACCTAGATGCTGAAGAGGCTATTCGTCGGAATGATGCGGTTGCCTTGCTCAGGATTCGTAGACGAATGCAGCTTGAACTCGACCAGGCCAAAGAGCAGCGCAAGCGCCAGGATGAGGAGGCCGAGGATTCGGCCGAGAATAGAAGGGAAGAGGCTAAAATCTGGCTTGATAGGGCAGTCAGGGATAGCGACCTTGCCGAGCAACGTAAGATAGATGATATCAGGGCGGCTGACGAACAAAGGCGCAAGGAACTGATTGACCAGTATAACTTTGAGTACAACCAGATCGACGAACAATATCGCAGGCAGCGCGAGGCAATCGAGAGGAATGAGTCTCGTGCACTGGACGATTTAGATAACAACTTCCAGAAAAGAAGAGAGGAACTCGATGACAGCTTGTCTGATGAGTACGACATCGTCAAAGAATGGAAGGATGCTGAAACGGATTACATGGCCCTTAAGCTGAAAGAGCAAACAAATATCATCAAGCAGCAATATGAGATATGGCGCAGGGAAGGTAGCCTGTTCAGGAGCATGGTCCAGAGCAATTTCGGATTTGGTGCTAATGGCGTGTCTCTTACTCAAAGCGGTTACGGGAGTGGCGGGCTTGGCGATCGCACTAATATAAACGAAAGAGTGGATAACCCATACAGTCGTGATTATGCCGACTACGTTGCTTCACAAGGCTATACTACTGGTAGCCATGGTCTAACCTACAGGCAGCATGGCGGGTTTGTAACAAGCGGAAATATTTACGGCATTAACGAGCGTGGGGCAGAACCATTCTACGCTACACGTGCCGGTATCATTGCATCTAGGGAGGCTTACCTATCATCTCCATTGTTGAACGGTGGGATATCAAGCATAGACAACAGCAAAACAATTAACGCGGATATTTACGCGAGTGATCCAACACAAATGAATCCTATCCAGAGAACCTTGATGAGACATATTGTTACTGAGGAGTTACTTAGCTACGGTGCTTAGAGATGACGTCATTATTATATAACTGGAGAATGTCTAGTACGCTGGCTGGCTTGCAACGTGGCGCGCTTCCTGTGATTGGCTTGCCCCCGGTCGTCCAGTTCTTTCCGCGCGATTATTCAGAAAAGACAAATGACGCTGAGGGTGGAATCAGTCGCGAGGGATTCATGACATATGAGGTTCTGTGGACCAGAGTGGATGTACAGCAACTTGCCGTATTCCAGAGAATCTTTGCCGCTACTATTGGATCGGATATGTACTTCACGGGCAGATGGTGGGATACCAATAACCCGGTAGTCAGGTGGGTTGACCTGATGGGTAAGCCAGACGTTACCGATCCGACACCAAATGTTCCGGCGTTCGCCTATGGTATCCAGGTATTCTCGACTGTCTCCCTTAAACTTAATAACGTTGTTTTAGTTAATGATCCGGCCGTTTATCTATGACCACTTCAATTGCTTCAGGCGACTATGTTAATATCCGCTCCGGTTTCACAAGACATACGTTCTATCTATCCGTCGCAAAGTTCAGAACGCTGTGGACGGCCAAGGTCACATCGTCTGCAGCTAGGGGAATTACGTCAATTAGCTTCGACACTGGTAGTGGCCTTGACTTTTCTGCTATTGAGGCCGGTCAAGTTGTCTGGGTCAGTGCCAACAGTGGCAAAAAGGATCTTGGCGTACTTAGGATTAGGAGTATCACATCCGGGGACGGGGGAGTAACAGGCACGGTCGACGTTGCCTGGCATGGTTATGCCTTTGGGCCTGGCGCTTTTCTTACATTTGTTCATGACTATCCGATTGCTGCTAAGTACCCGTGGCTTGGTCAGACAGGGCTTATGGGCACAGATGAGGTGTTCTACAAGGACGTATTTGACACGTACGTTAACCAGACTGAAGCTGATGAAATCAGGCCAGTCGTAGACTATATCATCTCGCATCGCGCTGGGTTTATACGTAATGGGGAGCAAACATTCTGGGTAGACCTGACACCTAGCTACGCCATGGCACCTGGTGCCTCGATCTCTTCATACGCATTAAGCGTCTATCCAACTACTGGCGTCACTGTAACTTTCAACACCTCGACTGGAAAGGGTTATGTCGTGGTTACCGATACCACCATACAGTACTACTGGCTGAAGATGACTGTTACTGATAGCAACGCCAATAGTCGTGTGCATCATGCGTGCGTGATGTCCCATGATCCAGTTAGTGCCAACGGCAACTATCCGATCAAGGGTTTCGAGTCCGGTCAATTCTCAGATGACTTTGAAAATGGCGGGCTAACTGCACGTATCGACATGAATCGTAGGCTAGACGAGATATTTACTGGCGATCGATCTGGCGAAGATATGATTGACACGGCCTTCGCCGTGCTTTGGAAAGAGACCGTGATGGGTAGTCAATTTACCGAACATCGCTGGACTCCCACGGTTCGCTCAGGCGATCACCTATTTGTGGCACCAGATGTCGGAGTTCGTGTGACCAGTAGTACCACGTGCGATGTAGTAACTACCTTTGCCGCTGGATTAAGGATACAAGATGCTGTGCCGTCTAATGGCACAACTGTGGATCTCGACGTGGTCATCAATGCCGGTACTCCGACTCCTGTTACGGGGACAGTGACAAGCGGGATACTGCAGGCCACATCGCCCACAATTAACTCTGCATTGGTCGATTGCAATGGCGGTGTACTGGAGTGGAGGTACAACGGTGTAACGCTTGCCTCGACTACGGTTTATCCTGGCAAGGTGTCAAGCTCTAGCAGTATTTATCCATCCAGCTTTTTATCGTACCCGTTTAACATGTTGGTTGGTTATCTTCGGGAAAACGATGTTGACCAAGATACTACCAAGCGTGTGGGAACTCATTCGTATGAGCTGTCTAGCGCTGATGCTATTCTAAAGAACAACTACATGTTCTCCATTCCGATTGACGCCAAGCAAAGTCCAACAAAATGGCACCATTATCATAGCCAGATGACCACAGCTAAGGCAGCGATGTTCGTGTTGGACTTTCATTCGACTGCCATGGAAACGATACCAGTCGTTGGCCTGGACAAGGACACTGACCTTAGACCATATGGCGAATTCCAAGGTCAGAATCTATACGCCATGATTGATGGTATAGTCAGAAACGAGGGGATCAGGGCGCACTTCAAGTGTGACCGTAACGGCCGATTACACATGGTGTATGACGTACAGTTACTTACAGATTCAGAGCGTGATTCTCTACCAACTGCCAGTCAGGTATATATTCAGGATAGGAGTGGCGAGTTATCAATCAAAGAGCGCCCAGAACCAAACATTGCTCTTGTGTATGGCAGCGGGATTTATTGGCATGGAACCTTTGATGGCGATGGCGATGTCGGAGATGATGAGGTCGAGGCTTATTGCTCTTTGGCACCATGGTATGTACCGCACTGGGGAGGTGGGCAAGGTACATCCAACTTCGAGCGCCAAACAGTTCGTAGCCAGGCTCACATGAATGAGCTAACTGGTCGAGTGTATGCAAAGCTGAACAATCAATTTCCAACCATAGGCCACGCCTGGCGTGGGGATTACCTTGGCATTCTAAACATGCACTTTGAGGAGTTCTGGTCGATCAATATCGAGCCAGAAGATAACCCGAAGGCTCTTATTTTTGTTAACCAACCCCTGATCTTACGCAGTATAGAGTGCACTATAGAAGTCCATCTTGGAAGCATGACATTAAATACCGTGTGGGAACCGGAGGCCCTTGGCCTCGATGGTGTTACGGCCGTTTGCCCCGAGTTACATCTAACTCTTGGTGGATTGCCCCCAATTGACTGGTCTGAAATACCGACGCTATTGCCAGGGTCGATCATCACGTCATCCTAGGACATGATATGAGTATAGACGACAGTAGATATTTCAATCGAAGAGTAAGACTCCAGGACAGGAGGAATAGGCAACTGCTGACTCTTGAGCCAGTTCAGGACTATGTTCATGGAGTTGTTTTCTCAATCGGCGGTAGCATTTTCGCAGACCGGGCCGGTAATTATGTATGGGTGCATGAGTGGGGTGCCCTCGCGAGCCAGGCTCAGGCCTATCTACCTCCATGGATGAATGTATGGGATGGCGCTGGCGTCATCATGATTCGCAACCCAAAGAATCCATACGAACTTGAGATCATCAAAGCGCATATCAGCCCGTACCCACGCGCGTTAGAGGATCATACGGTGACTGACATTCGCCGTGCTCAAAGTCCACCACATGGTGTTAATCACTGGTATCCGACAGAGGCTACGGTAGGTCCAGATCCGGTTCTCGTGTGGCATTCTGCTATTCAGATATTCAAATCAGTGGCCACTGAAACCGACCTTACAGTTACAGTGGGTCCACTTACTTACTACTATGGCACGCAGCGTAAGTGGTTTCCGGCAAGCTCTGGTGCAGACGTGATAGATTTAACGTCGTACCTACCCAGTGCCGGTAATGCGGTAAGGGTGTTGATTTACTTGGACACGTCGTCTGGCGTATTAGGTGTAGCAAGCAGTGCGGAGGTGACTATACCTGGTAGTCCGGCCTATCCAGACGTTCCGTATGGTGGTATTCCGTCATCCTTCTTTTACCTAGAAGATACGTATACGACACTGAGTATGATTGACGATTACAAGGATGGTAGGCCGTGGTTATCTGGTGGTGGGGGAGGCACGCTCCCATTACCAAGTAACGAGGGAGAGATGTTGTTTGCTAATTCTTCACTGCAGTGGACAGTAGGCAAGATAGTCACATCTGGTGGCGACGTCGTTGTGTCTGGCGGTGATGTTGTATGGAGTCCTAGCTAATGCCGATAGAGATACTGCCAGAAGGCGAAAACCAGTGGTTTGAGACCAGTGCTAAACCGAACATCCTGTTTATGACATTGGACCCGTTCTGGAAAACAAAGACTGGTAGCTCAAGCCCAATGGATGCCATTCTATATAGGGGAGGGCAGGGATTCCTAGAGCGCTCGACGGATGGTGGTGTTAACTGGAGTAGCATACTTCCAAGTACAAACCCGCCATGGTTTGTGTCCGGGGCCATGTGGACTAGTGTTCATGATCCTTACGAGCCACTGCCTAGACCGGCAAATGGCGAGCCTTCTTACAACAACGAGATCCCGGCACCGGTTGCTTCTGCATTGACTTATCATGGCTACACCAGTAGCAAGACCAGGTCAGGCGAGCACTGTGTGCTTGTAACCTATACCGCAGCAAACTCCGCTGGCTACCTCGATCAGGCCAACTACAATAATGAACTCAGTGTCGCATGGGTGCTATCGACGTTTAATGACTGGGCAACGCATGATTGGCAACAAGTAATCATGAACGTCGATCGTGGCAAGGGTGCCCCACAATCTAGCTCCGCCACAAATGTGTACACAAATACGACTAACCCGAGTGGCCACGATGCTATCAAGACTGACACGAATCTGTATGCTGTGTTCTATAGATTAGGTACCACAGTGTATTGTACGATGATGTCCGAGAGTGTGGGCACACTTACTAAGCACAATACAGCATCCCAGTCGGGTGGCGTATGGGGCAACCTGTGGGCAGACTCAAATGGCAACGTCTATATTGGCCGGATTAACAATGAGGATGATGGCGGAAAGAGAAGGTACTTTGCTGAAGTAGATAAGTGGGATTGCTCTGGTACCACACCATCGCGCACGGCCAGATACACAAGTTCGTGGTTGCCAGATTACAACACGACCACGCACTTTGGAAGTGGATACGCATTCTACCTTACTCCATCAGGCAGATTCGCATTTATCTATTACAACTATGATAGTGGCGGAGGGCCGCCATACAGCAATGATGTCAGAATGTGGCATTGGTTTTACTTTGACATCCTGACTAACAACTACTCGACACCGTACAAGTTCCTGGACGGCACTGCTGGTGGTGGTATACCCTGGGGAATAGACGTGTCATGCAACGCCATAGATGGCGGGAATAAGTGCGCCTTTAACTACATTGAAAATCTCAACTGGACCAACCGTCTCCAGGACGATTACTTCGGTTACACCTTCATTATGGAGATTGGTACCTGGACACAACTAGACAAAACGCAATGGCTAGATGAGGAAGATGAGACGTTAGGATGGTTCCAGATAGTTGGCGCATCAAAGCTATGGTCAGACAATCGCTGGTGCTTTTACCATACCAGGTCACAGGGTGCCACTGCCTACATGTTCTCGTATGACTCTGTCAACAATACGTTGGACAGAATACCGTACACTGTCTCTGCAGATAATGGGGACTCAGCAAGTGGAGCATCAGCGCGGTGTATCAGGGAGGATCCGGCCAGCATTCTGGGTTTCGTCGGTGATCACATGCACTGGTCTGATGACTCGTTATTCCCAGAGAAATCCGTACAGATAACTGACCCCGCTATCACCAATATCAAGTGCGGTTTCGGGGATCTGTCCAGGTACATCAGGGTAGTAGAGAGCTTCTCCAGTCCAAATTATTTGCTTGATGCTTCCATTGTCACAATACCAGATAAACCACCAGACGATATATTTTCAAGGTTTGGCCACAATCCATCCATCTGCTATCAGCCTGATGGGAACCGGGTTTTTATTTGCTTGCCGTCCTATTCTGATGGGGTTGACGGGATGGCTCATGTCGTCGATATCTTGTACAGAGAACCAAATGGTCAGACTGGCAGGGTAGATTACCTTGACGATTACACACTTTACTACTGGTCAGACTGGGACTATTCATTTACTAAGGCGGAGTACCTGGCCGGTGACACGTATGTTGGTGTTATGCCGTGGGTTGATGAAGCACCAGATGGTGTTCTGTTCTTTGGCCTGCCCTATGGGGTTAACTTCCCGACATGGCCAGACCAGATATACGGTTATTCGGCTGCGCAGGGAGAGTTTTACATTTGGGGAGTGAATGGTTTTGTTGATCCATGTAGGGCAATCGTCGATATTGGCGGTAGATTGTATGCCGTAGCTCAATCTGCGACCGTGCTGAAGCTGTATGAGGCCAAAGCTACCATGGCTGACGATGGCGCGAACATGGTCTATGTATCAGATTTACCTTTAGATGATGCTAACTATGGTAATGTTATGGACGTGGATACGTTAGACAATACCTTTGCCGTCGCCGCTGGATCGGCTGACGTGAATATCGTGGCCATTGCTGCACCCCCGTGGACCTCGTGGACAGATGTTACCTTAAACCATAGAGTGGACAGAGGGGTTACTGGTTTGATAGTATTTAGATAACAGGTAGATAACATGACAGAACATGCAAACATACCAGCGGGTGAAATCCACATTGTCTATCAATGGTCTTATGCCAATGCTTCAGCAAGGACTGGGGCAAGTGGGTTTGTAGCTGCTGATATAGGTAAGATTGCCAGGCAAGAGGATAACAATTCCTTTTGGGTATTGACTGCCACTACGCCAACATGGGCAGAGATAACCAGCACGGGTGCTGTCACCTCGTTTCTCAATCTTTCGGATGTAGATCCATCTAGCTATTCGGGCCAGGCCGGTAAGTTGGTGGCCGTGAACTCAACGCCGGATGGACTGGAATTTATTGACGCTCCGGCCGGTGGGCCTACTGGATCTGGTGCAGATAACAACCTGGTTAGGTGGAATGGCACATCCAACATTCAGGATAGCACCATTGAAGTTGGAGACGATGGTTTCACAATCGTCACTGTGACCAGTGCCCTAACCAGTGTCGCTACTAGTATATGGGATTTTGTAAAGAGATGCTCTTCTACTGTTGCTGCTGGTTTTGGGCTGAGAGTTGCCCTTATACTAGAGGATGCTTCCGACACAGAGCAAATAGCCTCAGAGTTCATTGCAGAGTGGGCAGACCCGACGAACAAGGACGCCGTGTTTACTGTTGCAATCATGGGTGATGGCTCATTGGCTGAGGCATTTGTACTGACTGCTAATGATGTTGCTCCAGGTGTTGCGGCCGGTAATGCCAGGGGAGGCAGTTCTGTTGACTTGCAGCTAGAACGAAGCGCAGCAACCCATGTGCCCGCTGCTTATTATTCTGGCATATTTGCTGGATGGGATAACCAGATAGACTCTGCTGCCCTTAATGCGGTTATTCTTGGCGGAAACCAGAACGATTGTGATGGATACAATTCGGCGATCATTTGTGGTGAGAGAGTGTGGACTACACTTACTGGTGAACTTGCCTTTGGTGGTGTAGGGTACGGGACCACAGGAGATTGCCAGGGTTCAATGGTGTTCTGCATAAGGAGCATCGCTACACATACGGATACAACATGGTTTGATTTGTACGTTGACGGGAGTTCAGAACTTCCGGTCATTCCTGGTAACGCATTGTGGGGGGTTGACATCAGGATACTTGGTCTTACCTCTGGAGCGCCACAGAGGTGGGATTACTCGATAGAAGGGGTGAGCATCATAAATGACGGAGGGACGACGACATTACTCAGTTCAGGTACGGTAACTGCGAATGCCGAATCCGACGCCGCTTATGAAGCTCAGGTCGTGGCCGACGATACGAATGATGCGCTAAAGATTCAGGTACGCCGTAATGGTGGAAGCAACTACAGCATTCGATGGATAGCGCACATGAAGATCACACAGATGAGGTACAACTAAATTTAAGGCCCGGCTACCTTAGAAGGTGACCGGGCCTGGAGGGAGAAGATGTTCACTTTTACAGAGTAACGAAAAGAAAAGTTGATACATGGTGCAAGGGGCACCTTAAATAAGTAGGCAATGTTATTAGGATTTTTACAAGTATCGCCCCCACAACCGACTGATGTAATGGCGCTGCAGTGGATCGTGATTCTGGCACTGGCTAGTGCGGTAGCATATCTCTATCGTCAATCTCGAAAGGAATACGAGGAATCAACGAGGAAAGATATCGAGTGGCGAGAGAAAACTCTGGAAGCGCTTAATGACAACAGCGCGGCTATAAGAGGTCTGGCCGACGCAATGGAGGCATTGCGTGAGCAAAGTTCTCTAAGACAGGACTTTGAAAAACTGCGTAATGATATCGTGAATGCAGATAAAAAATAGATTTGGTTCTTGGTTACAAAGGCACTATAGCATGATAGTAAGCAAGCCTACTAATGGGCGAAAAGCATCAAGTGAACTTGACGATGTGTTGCGGTGTATACGCATAGATAGGAAAAGAATTATCAGGATTAGTTCGTTCATGGAACAGGATACAAGGGCGATGAGGAACATTGTCAAGGAAGCAAATAATGCCGCTGGCGTTGATTCTGACAACCCTTCTTAGTTTGCCAACACTAATTCTTCTAGTGATTGGAATAAGAACGTGGTATAGAGGATGGCGCGTTAAAGAATCTGGTGCGGCCCACGCGCTTTTTTTGATAGATGCGCTGATGATACTAATAGTCTTGGCGTTGTATCTTCGATCTACCTGGTACTTTTTAAGATTGCTTATCCCGCCACATTACCCGGCAAACATTGCCATTTGGATACTGTTGTTTTTGGTAGCGTTTGTTCAGTTTGCTCTCTGTAAGGGCTATTTCAACGACCGTTAAAAATAGCAATGTACTTGAAATTCTTAAAATAACCTTGTATTCTTGTTTATTGGTTTGGCAGGGGCAGGGTTTAGCAGTTGCCCGCTAGGAAGTTGCTAACAAGGAGAATGATTATGGACATAAATTGGTTAGCTGTAGGTGCTTTCGGCCTGGGCGCATTCGCAAAACTCATTTTACCCTGGCTCCTAAAAAGATACCGCGATCCAGATGCCCCGGACTCAAAATGGAACTGGCGCTATTTTTGGCCGCAGTTAGTTGCTTTTGCTATCGTCGTGTTGGTTGTCCCGATACTGACACCTAACATTGAGGCAATCAACCTAATGCCTCCGTTCGGCGCTTATCTAGCTGGATGGGGACTTGGGGATCAGGCAAAAACTCTCATCCTGGACACCGGTCTAGTACCAAAATAATATCGGTCCCTGTCCCTGCCAATTATCTTACTAGGAGAACATATGTCTCGAATTGGAGTACACGTCAAGACCGGACCCAGAGGTGGCTATGGTCTGGTATGCAAGGCTAAACCGGCCATAGCCTTTTCGACAGGGGAGGGAGGTGCGGTCCCCGAGGCAAAGATGGAGAGTCAGGGATACACGTGGGGAGTCTTTCGTGACATCAAGTACTACAACAATCACCCTGAAGGCATGGGATTAAATGATCCAGGCCTTACGAAAGAGGAGGCTTATGGCATAGCCGACATGTTCTTCCCGTTGCTTGAAGAACAATGGGAGCTTAACCCAGCGGATTTTTACTCCGTCATCAATGAGTCCGGTGCCAACGACATAACCGTTATCCCAAATTACATTAACTACGAATGGCGCATGATGGAATTGGCGGAGCAAGAAGGCTATAAACTCTGCCTCTGTAATCTATTTTCCGGCACACCAGACGATGGTTCCGTTGCTGGCAACCCACCTACTGGTGGGATGGAACATTGGAAAAACCTGTATGGCCCATTGCTTGCTCGTGGTTACGAGGGTGGTCACATTTACGGCCGTCATGTCTATGGGTATCCAATGCTTGTGCCACTGGACCACAACTCAGATCGGCCGTTTAGAGAAATTGAATGGCTCATAGAGCAGGGCATACCACTTGGCGTGGCGCTAACTGAGTGTGGCTTGCATGGTGGTGAATATCAACCAGACAAAGTCGTTGTCCTGGACCAAATGGCCAAGTACGATTCTCTGATGAAGGCTTACGAGGCGTATATTGTAGGTGCAGCATGGTGGACTTATGGCGACTGGGACGGTGTGGGTGGTGGTGTAAACCTAGAGATAATGTCAGAGGACTTGGCCGCGTATCTTGCTGCTAATCCATCTGAAAAATGGAAACCAATAGACTATGTGCCGCCTAATCCAGATCCAGGCGATTATAAGGCCATTGTAGTCAAGGCACCGCAAGAAGTGACAAGGGAAGAGTGGGGGAAGATAGCTGACTACTCATATGATTTCAGGCATGACATGACTGCCAGTCATCACACCATGCTGGCAATAATGAGAGCCGGTAATGATGAATCGTACACCAAGGTGTTTGAGCCGGATGAGCCTAGTCAGAAAGAATCAATCGCTTTGTTAGATGCAAATGGTTATTCATGGGAGGCTCACTATCTCAAGCCCGATCAACTCGACGTCGAGCCTCTATCCCAGCGCGATGCTAGATGGGCGAGTCAAACACTTGGCCAGGATACCGGTCACGACAAAACGATTGGTAACTGGGGATGTCTGCTAACCGCTTACAACATGATTGCCAGGTATTATAAGTTCACTACCATGCTGCCCGATGAGTTCAACGATTTCATGGTTGATTCTGGCGGTTTCAGTGGGCAGTACCTTGTTAACGGAGCATTCAAGAAAGCATACCCATATGAAGTGATTTACGAGGGATATAAAAGCCGTGATAACGAGGCTATGATTCCCATGATTCATAGGTACATAGACAGTGGTTGGCCGGTGCCTGCCCGTGTCGACTTCAAGCCAGCGACAGAGGCATGGGAACAACACTGGGTTCTAATTATCGGATATTCAGATAGCGATTTCACTATTGCAGATCCATGGACGGGCAAAGTCGGCTTGCTGTCTGAGGCCTACCCAATTACTGGTGATGATGTGCTAGAGGCCTTGTTCTATTATCCGTCGAAAACTCAACCACCTCCGCCAACCCCGGCCAAGATCGACATCATGCCATACTTCACTGATCAAGAACAGAGGGGTGTTTTATACGAGGTTCGTACGGAGATCGCCGTCGACAATGGCAATGCGTGGGCACCAGGCCCACAACAAAGGCACCAAACACACTTCGATGACGGTATCGTCTACCATACTAAGGGAGGAGACGGCGAGGCAAAGCACGCAGAGTGGGAGCAGATCATGTTTGACTTGCAGTACTGCTATCGTGGCGTGGACACCAGTCCGGGCGATGATAAGTACTACGAATTACGTGACACGTTGAGTGCATCCTGGTCGGTGTGGTGCCCGAGATATATGTATAAGGGACAATCATATCAAAGGTATCCGTACGTACGGTTCTACAACAAGGGAGATTGCTCGCTTGTATCAGACGGCCGTCAGCTTTCTCTGTTGGTGTTAGAGGACATAATGAAAGAGATGACGTTCTACACGGGAATAACCCTGAAGAATGTCATAAGATTTGTTTGGACAGACATGGACCACAACCCAATTGAAAGGTACTATTATGCTATAGGCTATGGCCTGGTTGCTTGGGAGGGCCGTGATAGGCGCGCAGCTATTAGTGAGATCCATCAACCTGGCTCCCGTCCAGACAATGTACGTGAGGTCATTCGGTGTTTGTAAGTAATGTTCTGCGGCTATGGAAAGGAGAAGAACCTTGCCAACTGCAAGCGAGCGACACCGGATCTATGCAATACGGAAGCAGTTAGAATTACAAGGTGTGAAAGAGTGGGCGCAAATTTACGATGAGTTCCCGAGTATCCCCAAGAATCAAGTAAGGAAAATCTTTTATAGAGAACGCCTGAAGCAAGAAGGTGCACAGGCCAGAACTCAACCATCTCTCCAGGTACATGGTGTGAAACCGGTGTACAGCGAGTATGATGAGGATGAGGTCTGGCAACAGGCAATCGTAAAGAGTAGGCGCAAGAAGTTTCAAAAGGATCAGGGCAATAAGCAATCAATAGAGTTCTCTCATGGGCCTGTATGCTTGGTCTTTCTTGCTGACTTACACGTGGGCGATGTACATGTCGACTACGAGCGCCTTGATGAGGATATCGAGACAATCGTCGGTACACCTGGCATGTATGTATGCGCGATCGGCGATATGCTCAACAATTACATCGTTGGCAGATTGAAGGATCTACGTCTTGGTTCTGAGTTCTCGATATCTGAGGAATGGGTGATGGTAAAGCGCGTGCTCAAGGCACTAGCACCCAAGTTGGTACTTAGCGTGGCTGGTAATCATGACTTGTGGACCTTTGCGTTGACCGGGGTTGATTACCTGGAAGAAGTTCACGCGCGCATGAACCCGGACATTTTGTATGCAAAGTATGATAACCAGGTATCGTTGCAAGTGGGTGAAGAGAGGTTCATCTTGCGGGCGCGCCATAAGTGGAAAGGGTATTCTCAATACAACCCCACTCATGGAGTGGAGTGGGCGGCGAAGTTTGACCACGCGGAAGGTAGGCACTTCGACGTCGGCATCGCCGCCCACACACACGTATCTGGCCTGTACCGTCAGTTTAATAATGGTGGCAGGACAGGACACGCCGTAGTTTGTGGCTCGTATAAGTTCTACGATGAGTATGCCGTAAAGATGGGATACCCAGAACCTAACGAGGCCGCAGCGGTCGCCCTAATTGTTAATGATGATGGTTCGGTGTTTGGCACTAATAACCTGGACGCCGCTTCCATGTACATGAAGGCTATGTATCACTAGGTTTGTCACTTACCCTCCGACTAATACCCTTGCTATTATGGTAAGGATACTAGAAGGCAGGCTCCTCGTCAATGTCCTGGTCAGGAACGTGCTTTTCTAACAGTTCGTGCGCGTCCACATTCTCGACATCGAGATATGACCACGAACCAAGTAACGGGGTGTCGTTGATTGATATAAGGCCCTGCTTGATCTCGTAGCCATTGTCCTGAGCCAGGAGTCTACTGTAGATAAAGTCGATGACGTACTCTGCCTCTTCCCATGCCATGACCCGGATTTCGTCATCTACTACTTCGACGGGCTGTCCGTTGATCGTTTCGTATTCGCCAGTAGACATCATCCAGGATAAGGTGTTACCACTCATGTGTTGATGCTGGCGCACGATCACTAATACCTGGCTAATCGCGATATCCCTTGTCTTGAATCCGAGCGGGTTAACTATCCTGGTCATGCGGATCGGGTCGACTGCGCTTAACTCAGGGATCATATCCTCTAGTTCGTAAAATTGTATCGTTGGCATTATCCAAGTCCTTTCATAATCGTGCACTCAAACAATGCTTGCTTTGCGGCTTCTATTGCGGGTTCCAGAACTTTCAAATATCCCTGATATGCTAGGCCTTCTGGCGTAAAATCCCCGCTACCTGTTGACCATATCATAGCATCTAAGGATTGTTTCAGCGCCGCTTCTAGCCGTTTGGCGTTGGCGGTTGGCACATACTCAACGTCATTATCGTTGAGTTTATCCCGGCACCATGTCACGCCAAACTCAGGGTCAGGTGGCACGTTCCATTGTAGATAGATTACTTTCGGGGGAGATTCTTTTATTATCTCATTCGGCTCTTGCATTATTCCACCTCTTTATCATTGTGTACACTTCATCCAGTCTTGTCAGTATCTCTGCTACTTCTTCTGGCCTAAGCTCGCGATCGTCGTAGAATCCCTCTTCCGGGCTTGCCGGAGAAAAGAACGTGATAGCACCAGGTATCGCGAACGCATCGTGATCGAGCTCCAGATATTTAGTTTCTTGCCTTACAATCCACTTCATAGTTTACTTTAGCTAATCCTTATTAGATTAAGTATGAGGTTATTCGCTCTACCCTTACTATCTCAGACCTACAGTCGCAAATACCGTAACAAACTCTACCGCAGTGCACACACCGTTCCCACGAAACTTGCGAGTAATAAGCATAGCCAATTTTACCAGCGCAAACCGGGCATGGTTCCCACACTTCATCATAACTGCTGTAGTCATATGGATTAGGATGAGGCCATATGCCGACCATGACATCGCCTTCGCCATCGCATTCTGGGCAATCAGGTATCACACGTGCATTATCCATTGAAGTGCCCACTGTGCTTGGCAATGTCTAGGATTGCGTTAGCGGCGGATGCAATCTCGCCTGCGTCCACGTCGAAAACCATGGCTGGCATCCTGTCTCCATGCGTTAGCACGATTATCCGGCAATATCCACCAACAGCATATGTCAATATCACGTCAGCCTCGACTGCTGGGCCAACAGGTCCCAGGCCAGCTTTGTAGTCCTCTACGCTTTGCTTGATTATGGTAGTTTCAATGTGAACTTTCATTGTTTCTGGTCTCCTAGAGCGTCATCTTCCACAACGAAACGCACTGGTGACTGTCGGACCATCTCTTCACGAGGGATAAAATAAGTTCTATGCCCCGAGATGTACGCTGGCGGTTGTGATGATCCGCTCAGTAGCGCGAGCCATACACGACCGAACAATAGGATCGACAACCTTTCCCTGAGCGTCGGCTTCCACAACGAAACGCACTGGTGACTGTCGGACCATACCCTAAGATCGAGTATTTCAATATTGTCCACGTCTGGTGCTTTTAATGTTATATTTGCTTCTGGAAAATCTAAGGGTCTCATTCTTTCATTTCCTCAATTGTTATATCGTCGAGGCCATTAAGCCACAACTCTCCAATGTATGCGTCTATCGCTTCCTGATCCTTGAAGTATCTTTCTTGTGATCGACTACTCCCCCGGAAACCGTAAGAGGCAGCGCCTATGTGATCACCATTGAGCGATACCCTGTACAGTTTGCCGGGGGACCAGTCGTCAGTAAACGGAGACTTAACCAACGTGTCACTTTATTTCCTCCAGGTTCCACCCCCCACCCTTCTTCTCTGGGAGGAGGGAGAACCAACGTCCTAACCACCAATACATTTTCGCCGCTTCAAGCAACGACTTCTTACTCGACCGGCCGGACTGGTAGGCATTCCAAGATCCCTTGACCTCGATTAGCCATAGCTCCCGGTCAGGCATGCGGAGCACGATGTCCGGCCGATAAGATCCGCTATTCAGATACACCCTGAAAGGCTCATAGTATGCTCCTACGCAATTTGTCGTAGGTACCCACTCCTGCCAGGCGCGCTCCTCAGTCTTTGACTTGAAGTCTGGTCCTGGCTCATCTCCGTCCTCAATGGCCAATATCCTAGCGTGCGGTTCCATTGCCTTACTGAAGTTATCGACTGCTTGTGCAAGGCTCATACCCGAGTTGACTGCATTGATAAACCTGGCAGTCTGCACGTCTGCAGCGTCAGGGTGCCTTTGAAGGTACCTTGCTAACTCATCTTCTGTCCACCTTACACCACCCATGGACCACCTCTCTCTTTCATATACTGGGTGAAAGTGATGTTCTTCACCTGTAACCATTGCTCTATCACTGAATATTCCTCCTCGTCAACTTCAAAGAAAAATCGCCAACGCTTTGGCCTGCATTGTAGCAGGCCTATGTTTTCAAGGCCCGCCCTGATATCCTTTGGGCAACGCTTGGATCTATACCTGGCATTCCAAACGTGGGACTTATTTATTTCTCTACCGCTATATGCCGTGAGTAACTCTGCCATTTCCCTATAACTTAGCTTGCGCCCAAAATATGCCTTGCGCAAGTGTTCAAGGGCCGTCTTGAATGATTTGTACTGGCAATCCATATAAAACTCCGTAACAGCATGTTACCCTCCGTTTCTGGTCAAGCCAGGAACAACGGCCAATTTAGTTAGGTAGGCCAATTTGTGCATAGGGCCTATTCTGAAATGGCACCATGCACCCCTCTGATGTACAAGCACCCGGTCACCCGGTGGCCAAAAAGCCGGGGATTCTGGGTGACCAGGTGCATCACTACCGACAATCGCAAACTCTCTCACGAGCACTCCACATACGGGGCATATGGGGCAGCGATTGACTGGTAGCATACGAACAAACATCACGCCCGCGTTATCTTAGGCCTTGGGCCGCTCTGTGTCCATTTCGTGTTTGTAGTTGTAGAATTCAACCAGGTCCTCCAGCTTGTTTACCGCAATTACTGCAGCATGGACGCCTGCAGGCGGGTCGCCGAAGAACGCCTGATTATTTTGCACGAGTTCCTGAAGGCGCTTGAATAGCGGTTTAAGGATACGCGCATCTACAGCTAGATTTTCAAGCTCGACGAAGTCATCTGCGGCTATCGTCACGTACTGGACTATCTCGTTTTCTGCTACACTCATATCGTCTCCTTGATCAACTCTTCGATCCATTGTCTGGTCACTCTTTGCCACGATGGGCCTGTTGCCTGGTAGTTGTGGCCGTTTACCTGTTGCCACTTGTAGGTCACGGTATCGTACGAGGTGCGCCTAATCGGATCGCGAGCATTTTCGCCATCATGTTCGTAGTGCTCTACCCATATCACGCGGCCTGGTTCTATCTTGTACTTTGGCATAAGGATTGTCTCGACGACCGTGGTCGCGATTCTATCACTGCCATTTGTAACCGATAGGTTCCATGAGCCTGGTTCTGCCATGTCACTCATAATAACAAGTGCAGACAATTCCACACGGCCGTATATCCAAATACGTATGCGGCACTTGCTCATGAATCTGTGTGACGGATAACCCTTGTATTCTAAGATTGTATCTACTTGAGGCATTGTTACTCTACCACCTCGTACTTATCTGTATCGTTGACGAATAGGCCTCCGGCCTTGCGTTTCGTATCGGTAACCTCTACCCATAGCACATAGTATGGGCCAAGCCTACTGTCAGAGTACCCGATAATCTCTGCCTTTTTTCCTCGCCACACGTGGCCGTTCTTCAGGTACACTTTCGTTCCAAGAGGTAGTTGGTTATTCTTGTTCATTGCCAGCAATCACGTAATGGAATCCTCCCTTCAAACTTGGAAGGAAAACCTCATGTCCTTTTTCCAGCGTAACAGTCCACGGCAGAAACCCGATCTCGGCCGTGTACATGACACTGCCGCTCCGGTTAAGAACGAAACACGAACCGTCGTAGAGGGTCCACCTGGACGTATCCCTTGGCAAGTAGGTGAAGTTAAATATGGCCAACATATATCTGTGCTCAAGACTTGTCGGGATAGATGAGTCTTGAAACTCCAGTGTGTATGATTTCAAATCCTCAAGGTTCCGTGCCTTTGCTAAACACTTCCAATCTTTCGCCCTTGCGGTGAATGAGTTTGGCCACCACAGGTACAATGCTATGTTAGACCAGGAATAAGGGATTGGTTGCCCTGGCTCCCAATTTGGGCTGTCCGGCGCGTACAGTGGCACTGGTCCAGGATCAGGATCGATCTGGCCGTAGTACACCATACCTGGCTTGACTTCTGGTGTTTGTTCCTGTGCTTGAATTGGAGCGCCAATTGCCAATAGCAAAATCGCTAGTACTAAAAAGAAAATTATCTTGTTCACTGTATCTCCTATTATGGTCTGCCACTATGATCTAATGCTGCTCGTTTAAGTTCCTCTTCCGGGGATATGGGGCCAGATGTCTGGATGTTCTCGACTCGTAAAAAACACTCGAAGCATACCCACATATCGAGTCTAGGTATTCGATAAAGTCTAAAGTTTCTTGGATCAGGCACATCCTTTGCTTTGATTTTGCAATCCATACAGTTGTCCGGGGGTGTATTTGGATCATAAGATTCTAACTCCTCGTTAGTTGGGGCTCTAAGTTGATCCTCTCCCACTCCACAGAAGTTACAGTAAATGTAGCTATACCTATCAAATACTGTGCTACCCTCGACCTCGCGAACCGTTACTACACGCTTGCATTCTTCGCACCATTGCAAAAAAGGTTCGCCGTCGAATTCTAGTAATCCATTGTCTTTTTGCCAGGTGTTGTCGTCACGCACCTTCTGGTTGTACGTGCGCATGTCATAATCACTGTCGTCGTAGTAATCGTCGTAATCGTCGTAATGATACATACTATCACCTCTCAAGTTGCCATCTGGCCTTCGGTAAATCACTCACAGTCATCGCTACCGGATCCACCAGGGCGGGGACTGCCATGCGTTGCTTCCCGTATCTGGCCTTACTCGACCTGAGTATGGTCAGGTTCGGGTGCATCTCGAATGGTTCTTTCCACCCCTGTAATTTAATCCCGTTCCTCTGAACATTCTCATTGTCACGGTGGGTTTCCCATACACGCCACGATCCAACGGCCGTGCTACCCTTCTGCTCTGGATAGAAGCTGTACTCGCTATCGCCTTTTTCTGGTATTGGCCACGGCAAGCGTTCTAAGCTAGTTTGTTTGGCTTGGCTTGCTACCTCGAATGGGATAGCAAGCAAGTCGCACATGCGGATAACATCACCCATCGCGTCTATGATCTTTTGCTTCCTGTCCAGTGAGGCACGATCTACCTGAGTCTCTTGAATGTAATCCCAAAGCACGAGGCTTGGTGCCATGCCGTACGCTTTCTTGATTGCGCTGATACCTGCCATCACCATATTGGGTGACATACGTGCGTCAGTGACGGATGTCTTTAGTGACGATTCGCCAATCCAAAAGATTTTTAATTCCTGACGCCTGTTGACAGAAACCTGTACTGTCTCTGGCTCAAGCATGCCCTTCCAGAATTTTTCCTTATCCAGGTCAGTGAAGTACAGTTCTTGTGTATCTATCCCTGCCTCGTAGGTCACGATAACCACACACTTATCGTTCCACCCATTGTCATTGTTCTTTTGTGCCTCGATCTTTGCCATGATGCGCAGCCAGGTTGACTTGAGTTCGCCGGGCCTGGCGATCATTACCCTGGTCCAGTGCGGCCTGGTCGGTGGGATAAAGTAATCAAGCAATGGAGTGCCCAAGGAGATACCTTCAGTACCGTACAATTGCTCTGCCAATTTGATTAGCGCCTGGCCAGATTGATATGGGGTGTGGACAAACTTCTCTAGCGCTATTTCCTCTGTGTCGTCTAACTTGATCGTATTTATATTAGCCATAGGAATATGGAGGGGTTGCCTACACAACAACCCCTCATCAAGGAGATAAACATGCCCTTGTCAGGACACGTGCGACAACATATTCTCGACCTCGATCATCTGGCCCTGTAGCTGTAGATGTAATTTGATCTTAGCAATCTGCAGCTTGGCCAGGTCGTAGTCTAGCTGTGCTTTCAAGAGTCCCTTTTGTGCGGCATATACCCTGCCGTGATGGTGCGACAATTGCGTATATAGATTGGCTTTACGTTGCTCTGCGTTGTTGCCTTTGACCTTGTCAAGGGCAATGTAGTTCTTTTCCGAAGCATCAAGCGCCGATTGTGCCCCAAACAAATTAACCTGTGCATCAACGTACGCTATCGTCGCTTTTTCAAGGGCCTCGTATGCAATGTCGACAGCCTCATGATTAGTGAAATGTAGTTTCATTGTACCTCCTACAAGTACCTGGTTGTCGGCCGACGATTCGGGTTATAAGGTATGACCGGCTCGGCCTGTTCGACGACGCTTTGTATCCAGTGTCCATCAATGCCATATGAACTATTCAAGATCATGTCGTCGATCTTGCCCATTGTTTTAACGTGTCTACATTTCTCTTCCCCGACAATACTGGCATTGCGCTCGATAACCGTTTCCTTGCCTGGTTGCGGCCTATCGTAGGCGTCCGGGTCCAGCATCCAGATGACTAGCTCCGCCTGGCCCAACTCTTCTAGCATGCTACCTGGCACATATTTACTTGGCGAGGCTACGACCGTGATGTCAACCCCACGATAGGTAAACTTGCTTAGATTGGCAATTGTTTGCCAGAGCACCATGGATTTCTTAGCACCCTCTGTAACGAGGACGACATCTTTAATGGTGTCGTGTGGCCATGGGTAAAACCAGTTGGCCTTTGTGCCTTTGAAGAACCTGTACTTGTCTCCTTTGTCTGGAGGTACCAGTAATCTAAACTGGATGGTCTGCAGATCGAGCGAGCCATCCACGTAATGGATATAGGGAATAGACAAGGCCCCACCATTTGCCGCGTACCTATCGATCGTGTAACCAAGTTTGTGAACTTCGATTAGCGTGTCACTTATCCCGGCCTTGTGCCAGATTTCCCTAGCTTCTTCGCCCATGTCCTCATGCCATCGACGCCAGAAGTCTTGCTCTTTCAGCCAGCGTATCTTGGAACGTAGTCGCTTGTTCTCTTCCTGTAACCACTTGTAATGGCTTGCCCTGGCCTGTTCAATTTCCCCGTCGCTGTATTTCCTTCTGGGATCTGCGTTGGCAAACAGCTTGATATCACATGAGCGGCACCAGCCTCTAGGTGGACCGTCGCGATTGAACATGCGAAACCGGTCGGACGGATCGTTCCCTCCCCGCCCGGCCGGGTTGCAGCGTGGGCAAGCCGATGACCACTCATCATTACCACGGTATGCAAGGTCGGCATTATGTCCCCATACCGCAGCTAACTCCGATGGTAAAGGCCTGTCTCTCATGACTCACACTCCTGCTAGTTATCGTATATATCCTCTAAACCCCTGAAGTCGGTAAAGTCATTCGCCCACTTGTTAAGATTTATTGGAAAGCTCTCATTGCTGTCATGTCCTAATGTCCAGCACAATGTGTCCCGCGCCACAATCATTGCCTGGACCACGGCATCAGGTAATCTCTCCCTGACAAAATCTTCATCGGACAGCATTTCTTCGATGAGATCGTGATACTTTCTTCCTTCGTAGATGGTTGGTCGATTGGTTGTGTCCTCGCCCTCCATTTCCTTGTACATGATAAACCTGCTACTTAGTCCACTCATAGATGCTTTTCCCAAAAGTCGCTGGACGTTGCTGCATTGACGAATTCGTTTGCATAGATAGATCGAGCGACTTTGATAATACTTGCCGGTGAATCCATTGTTAGTTTCTCGTTCCTCATTCTGCTCACGGCAAGCTCGATTAGGGCAAGTGCATTGTCAAGAGTCTCTTCCTCGTATACACGTTTGACTTCAATGTTTAACCTCTCCTCATCCGGGCGGAACATGTCATAGATTTCCCATAAGGGCCTGTTCCATCGTGCTCCTGCCGCCTTGCGATCCGCAGCCGTAATACGTTTTGGAAGTGGCAAGTTAGTCAGTTCATGAAACTTGTCCTCCATCCTGGAATTGTAAACAGCAAGGATACTGGGCTTGCTATCTTTCTTTGGTTTCTGCTCTCCCTCATCAGCCGAAGGCTGAGGATCTTCTTTTTCTTTATAGGTATCTTTATTGTGATCGATGTTCAAATTTTGAACCCCAGAGGTGCAAATTTTGAACCCCGGGTCCTGTTCTGGTTTTGCTTTTAATCTATAACCCTTACGGATTCTTGATTGATCCTTATCTATTACTACCTCTTCCAGGGTTTTACGTTCAATACCTGCTCTAATTCCCGAGATAACAGAGTTCTTAGATAGGCCTGTACCAGAATCAATTCGACTCCCACCCTTCATGAACCGGCCGTTCATGATCTCATCCGTTGTCATGAATTGATAGTCCCCGTAATTACCATATCCCCATGTGTGACGGAGGATATACAGGGTTACCTTTAGCTCGCTCTCTTTCATCCTCGATATTAGATCGATGAAAGCATGCGGTAGCTTTGACCAATTTTGGGACGGAGCATCCCATCCAGGAAACTCCAGAAGTTGACTCACACTATTCTCCTTTACGCCGTGCCCATCAAAGATACTAGCACTAGCTTTTTTCTCCGTCAATAGGAACTGCCCGGAACCGTGCGAATGGTGTCCTTGCTTCCAAGCCCTTCTTCATAGCCTGGACGATGTCATTTGGTTTTATGTATGCGGCATACAAACGGTTGTACATCCTGACCAATCCATCAGGATTACTAATGTCGTACCATTCCCAATTGCTACCATCGTCCTTGCATTGGTACTTAAACTTACGTGTATTAAGTGCCGCTCTCTGGCTATTGCTCAATGTCTTTATCTTTTCCATGTAATGTTACACTCCTTGTGGTAATGCTAGAGCCGCATCCTCTACCCAGTGTGTGTTAAAGTTGACAGAGCTAGGTGGGTGAGCGAACCCCTTCATCCATCTACTTAGCACTGCCTGGCCATACTCAGACGCCTTGTTTACTCGATTGTATGGCCCAAGGCACTGGACATATCGGCCGCTATTCTCTACCGCTGCTGTCGCACTCTCTCCTTGGTAATCAATGTGAAAGATGTAGTAGAAACCACGTACCGCACTGTCTGCGTAGGAGTCTATGCAGTGATTCATTAGCGCACCTTCCGCCCACACCTCCTCTACCGTGGACAAGAACCTAATGCAGTCATCGTCCAGTAAATCGATCGGTGGCTTCTTTGTTTCGGTGCTTGGATCGATTTGTTGAGCTTTGTATGCGTTTAGCATGCGATATATGTCATCCTGCCTGGCCATTCCCCTGTGAATGTCAACCGATTTCTTCATGGCCGAATTGACCGTATCAGATCCAGTAATGACACGCATGTCGTATCTGGCCCCATCGCGTATAAAGTCTGCCATATCTATCAAAGTTTTCGATCTTGTTGGCCTGTATCCAAGTTCGGCATCGTAGTACTTCGACAACTTGTCCACTGCCCTGGAGATATCTTCTCTCGTGGCATGCTTTAGATGATCGACATCGCTAAAGTCTACTGGAAATTCTCGCACGAATGATCTGAACAAGGCGCATGCCCAGGATAGCTCGATGCGATCGAATATTGGCCGGTCGAGATGAATCCATCTCAAGTTGCTGACCAGAGTATTTGACATCGGATATGGCAAATTCATGATAGTCCTTCTTTTGGACCGGCCAAGCCCTCCAACACGTGTGGCATATGCTGTTGACGTCCAGTTACTTTGATTAGGTCTAGTCCACGAATCTTCCCAGAACGACATAGCATGTGCTGCTGCACGATACTTGATGACATCCTCCCACAACACTGGGGAAGATGAATGCAGCACTCCCGACATGACAGGATGCAGGTGCCTATTAGTGTTTACATACACTGACTTTAGCGCGAGAAGATACCTTGGCTCATACAAGTCATTAAATATTCTCTCCCATTGCTCTCTGACCCTGGTATATATTGCCTTGGCTGTCTGCTCTTTCGCCCAGTCTCTAACCCCATACCAGTATTTTGTGTTTCGAGTGCCATCCTCGTTATATCTCTTCCTGTTGGGTTGCCAGTTGTGCATTAGCGCATCAGCGATGAGCCTCGTGAGATTGTAGGTGTCGTATGGATACACTACCTCGCTCACTTCTCTTACATGGCTTGAAACTGGGTGTCTCGTATGCCATCCCACAGAATCGAACTGGATATACCAACAAAAGTTTTCCATATCGTATCTCACCCTTGTCGTGCACCTGTCCTTTCCACGGACAACGAACCAGTTTCTATATGGTGAGAATTCGTACCCGTATTCTTCCACTATGTCTCCCATACATTGGAATAGTTTTTTGATTTGTCAGTTGATTCCTCGACCTTTCTTTCATGCTCTTTCAGCGCCCGGTATCCTTTTGTGGTAATAAATATCCCTCGCATGATACCTTTTACACGCTCAAGGTAACCTAGTTCTATTAGTCGGTTTATCCTGTTTACTACCGGACTGTTGCTGGACAGCAAGTACTCATCTCTTATCTCGCGAACAGTAGGAGAGTACTGGTTCACTTTCCTGAAGGTGTGTATAAAATTCAGTAAAGCTATATCGTCATTGTGTGTTAATTTTCTTGACATCTATTAGCCATTTGACCCTTTCAACCGTTGACATCCAGACATCATCCTCGTGCTTGTCGGGGACATCTTGTTCTGTCAACCAGTCGGTTAACTCAACCCAGTCTCGTAGAATGTACGCTACTCGTTGCAATCTATCGGCATCTTGTAGGTTTCTTATGGCACCCCTTAACTCCATTGGCTTACCGTATATGGGCTTATTCATCTTCAACTCCTAGTACATTCGCCAGGTCCTCAAGTGCCTGGTGCAATGTCATGTTCATTTGCCCCTGGCCCTTGCGCCAGGCGGAGGCTACATGCTTGGCCCTATCGACGATGACATCTGTCGTTACTTTCTTTTTCTGGATAGCTAGTTGGCCATTACTTGCCTCTAGTTTTTCCAGGTCTAACGTGTCCTTGATGTCATTGACCAGTTCCCGGAATGTATCACGGTCTATGCTGAACTTTTCGGCCAGGTCAAGCAGTTGCTTTTGATAGTGTATTGGAAACGGGGAAACTGATTCATGATGACTGATGGTCAGGTTCGGATTACGAACACCATGAGGGACACGATCGCATAGCGATTTGAGATTCCGTAACCTGCCTAGCGATAGGCCAGTTGCATCCATTGCTTGTGTGTACATGTCCGGGTACTTATCTATACCGTAGTTTATCCAGTCACCTGCTGCCCACGAATAGGCCCGTTGTCCTTTGCCTATACCAGGTCCAATGTCGGCCCACTCCTCGAAGCTCAATGGCTTATCGGCGTCCACCTGTAGGCCGATGCTTGTTATCCTTGCACCAGATTGGTGTAGGGCGATCACCTCTGGTACGATGATCGCCCTATCACTATTACTCATCCTCTGGCTCAAACTCCATCAGTTCTTCGGGCAGACCGTACTCTTTCGCAACTATCTTTAGTGCCTCATTGCGACTGTCGAGTTCGACCTTTGCCTCTTCGTACATCCAAATAGCCTTGGTCAGGGTGACCAGGTGCTCGACATCGAACTCGTTGATTATGACTTCACGGTCGACACCAAGTAACTTGGCTATATTCCCGGCATGTTGCCAGGCCTTGATATCCTCAATGGGTCCAGCGACATACTCTAGCCATTTCTTGATTAGGCCTGTCGGAACTCTGAAGTCGTCTGGGTGTAGTTGCCTGATAAGCTCTAAAGCGTTGTCTTTGGTGTCAGGCAATAAGGGTTTCTTTCCAAGAACCCATTGTTCTCCCGGCTTTAACCACATGTGCCACGTCTTGTCACGCAAGTGCATGTTTAAGGGGGCAGAGTAATCAATGGCCAGGCGCAACATTTCCAGCTTTTGTGGGTTAGTCGGCTTGGCCGGGAAGTATTCTTTCAGAGACTCCATTGCAGATTCAAGCGCTTTCTTGCGAAGGTGTTCCGAATCTGCAAGAACAGCATCCATCAAGTCGTTGTACTCCGCATTCTCTTTTAGCGGATAGTACACCCTTTGCGTTGGCGGTTCCCACCCTTCCCTATTGCCATTACTGCCGCCATTTTTGGGTGGTGGCTGTGGTGGTTTTTGTTCTTGCTTTTGCGGTGGTGGTGTAGGAGGTACCGCCACTGGTGGTTGCGCTTGTTGTGGTTGCGGCGGGGTTGGTGGGGCAGGGGCCGTAGCAGGTGCCGGAAACTGCGGAGGCTCGGGCGGTAAGATCACGTTCGATATAGGTCCTTGTTGCGCTGCTGGATTCTGTAACGCCTGAATCTCCTGATTGATCAACGTATCCACTTCATCTTCGCCGCGCTCAATCTTCGCTCCACCCTGGTGCAATGCAACCAATCCCTTGGATCGGCCGTCCACAACATAGGTGACGGCCATCTTTGCCCCATTTGCAGCGCCAGCAAGCTGTATGATTCTGTGTTCATCCACACTTGGGTACCAACGATGGGGAATGTACTCGTTATTCAAGTACACATCAATGCTGTAGGTATAATAGGGACCGTATTGTTTCTGCTCTGGTCCCAGTGGCTTGCCATATTTAAGAACAATGAATGACCAGTTGACTGCGCCTTGCTGGTAATTCGCTAACGGTGTTTCCTGTGGCTTAAACTTTGGAAGTTGCGCCATTGCTATTTGTCTCCTTATCTTGATGTGCCCTCAACAGGGTCCACGCATCACTCGATAATGCCTCTGCCATATCCTGTATTGCGCTCTCGAATTTCTCGTCATCCTCGTCATTCGGAAAAACGTTACCGCACACTTGGATATGGGCTTCAAGTACTCTGCTCATTATCTCTTCCAAGTAATTGATGTAGCTCGCTGCCTCCTTGATGTCCAGGCTATGTATGCTTGGGTCATCCTTACCAGGGGAGATGACCGTCCCGTGGACCTCGATCTCCCCAATACCATCGCTGCTATATCCCTCGACGATTGTGCTTACTTGCCATGTCATCGGCCCAGTTTCCTCCGCACTGTTTTTAGATGGTACTCGATCGCTGTATCCCACGTTTCCTTGTCGTCTATCGAGTCTGAGCCATCGTCATATGGCTCATCTGCGTAGTCGTCGAAGAAACCATCTTGATCCATCTCTTCCTGGTATACGTCCTGGACCTGGTCGTTGTCTACCATTAGTAGTAGGGCCAGGGTATGGCTGCGGAGATCCTCAATGTTCTCGCAGTAGGCGATACGGTCGTGAAGCCACTCGATGGGGCTTTTTGGATTGGCCATAACTCACACACTCCAGTGGTACAGGTGTACCATACTTATTATATAAGAAAAAGGTGAGGCATGCAAGCCTCACCTCACATTACCTTGGTACTATTTCAGTCGGCTTAGTTCGACAGCTTCGTAAATCTCTACCAGTATTTCTCGTGCCTCTTTGTGATGTCTTTGGTATGTTGCACCGATAATTTTCAGTGCTGGCTCGCTTTGTACTAGCGATGGGTGCAGCCAGTATAGCCAGGCAATGATAAAGGCCACGGTTAGGTCCCACTTGTTAACCTTGTCCCGCTCCACTCGTTGCTTGCCGTCCATATACCAGTAAAAACCTGAGCGTGGACCGCTATCGGTCAGCGCATGGTAGAAATCTGGTCCGGCCTGCTCTGCTGCCCAGTCGTTGATGAGCTTATTGAACTGAATGAGCACGCCTTCCGGGAAGAAACCACCTGTGTACGGTGCATAGCGTCCACCTAATGCTACGTAGACATCAGTGCTCATCGGCCAACGACCTACTGCCACGTAGTACCTGGTGCCGTCACCCACTTCCTCAAACTCGATTAGCATGAGGTCCTGACGATCAATCACTTTTACCATTGAATAACTCCTTCTTGTCTGATTGTAGCCAGACACCATTGAGCCAGGTGTACAACTCCCGGTTGCTCAGGTATCCTGGCGTAAGCATAGGCCCATTTACTTTGAACACTGCCAATCTCCGATACATGTTGTGCCGGAGTTCTAGCTCAATACCAAGCATGGTAGCCGTGCGTCGCAAGATTGTCTTGAGCATTTTCTCCGTAACTTTATTCGGTAACATTTTCACCCCATGAAACTTGTACATCTCGCACGCTAAACCTTTCGTTCATCATGCGGTGCCGATCTTCTACGGAGAAGTCATACCAACTATCTCCGAATTCTCTTTCCATTGCATCGATCTCTTTCCAAAAGCAGCGTGCATCTGGATTCAATTTGAACACCGGCCTTTTGATCAGGTAATGCTCGCTATTATTTCCCTCTGCCCAGCCCATTCTGAAGTTCCAGTATCTTCCCTCTCGTAACTCCATTGTTGGTTCTAGATCCTCTGGCCAGAACGTCTCGAATGGACCGCCGCTCATGCTGACGTATGCCCTTTTCATGTCTGCGCTCGGGCCAAGATAACAAGATCCGGCGTTCATGCAGACATGAATCAAATCTTCTGGATGTCCATAGTTTGAGTTAACCCTGCCAAAGTCCTTGTAGTATGTGTAGCCTTCACCATGATATCCGTTTGCGGCTCTCCACTCGCTCAGATCGACCCAGTCCCCCTGCCGTATTTCCTTGCATCGCCGATGTGCGTAGCGACTGGCGATTATGCCGTGTGCTCCTACGTACTCGACGATACCCTCGATCGGAATACCGTTAAACTCCCAATAGTATTTGTCGCTAACCCTGTGCTTCATCTTGTTCCTCCTTGCGCCTTGGCACTGCTTGGATTGCGCTTGTTGCCATTTTACGAATACGCGCAAAGCTGACGCGCGTAAAGTTAGGGTATTCCTCGTCAATCGTTTCCACAATTTGATCTAGCGCACGGCCATAGTAATACAGGGCCAGGCATCCATCGCACTTGCTAAGTACTCGACCGTCCGGGACCATGTTGTTACAAGTTAAACATTTCTTCATCTTGTTGACTCCTTAGCATATCGAGGTCGTCATAGAACTCGTCTATTCTGTCCTTTGCCAGGTTTAGGCAGAACTCATATGACACATATCCGCCTGCTCTGACACTGTCCTCTTCCTCGTTACCATCAATGGGCCAGTACCGGACAGAGTGCAGCCCGTCGCTCATGTTTCGCTTGATGACGATGTGGTGATTCCTATATCTGTGTATTGCCATCGTCACGCCTGAACTGGGTCACAACCCACTTCCTGGTAGCACCAGTACACATCATAGACATAGTACCGGTCAGTCAGCAGGTTCATATCGCGCGCGTGATCCAGGGCCTCGCCTGAATCCCTTGGCTGGCTCTCCTCCCAGACGTCGACCAGTTTGCCAATGTGGTTAAGTTGCTTCTGGTCATGCTCCTCTGACCATGAGCCCTTGCCAGGTTCACGGCCGAAGTAGCGCTCAAACACCTTCAGATTTAATTCTTCTCTGTTCACTTGTCATGCCCTCCAGCGTATGTGGATATATCTGCTCCCATCTGCCTGGCCATTCAGGTATCCATTTCTCTACCTCGTGCGGCTTGCGATCGATGCTTTTCCAGTACCGGTACTCGACACGTTCCCGGCCGGGCAAGATATCCCACATCTCTATCCCCGCCACTTCCTCGCCAATGATCCTGCCGTCCTGATCGAGCACGAACTCGCCATACCAAGACATGACCGGGCCAACGGCCACGATCCCGCCGCTCTTGATACGCACAATTTCCCCGTTAACTAGCGGTTGCAAGTGGCTCATAGCCATACTCCTATGTCGTATTCGTTGAGACCAACCAGGTCATCAGGGTGAAAGTCCCTGGTCTCGATCCACCAGGCCTCAAGCTCTTCGTCGAGATGATCCAAGAGCGCATCCTTTGCTATCTGCATGGCATGGTCATCGTCCATGTAGAACAGGGCATCCTCATCCATCCACGTGTTCTCCTCGACGTTTCCTACCTCGCCCAGCACGACGACACGCGCTGGATCTTCTTGATCCTCTACCCTAAATGTAAATGTCCACCCCTTGTTGCTATCTGCTGTTGACATGCCAGCTACCTCCTAGCTCAAGCCATTCTTCTATGGTGTCTATCTTGTCGTAGCATACGTGTATGGAAGTTGGCACCCGTTCTGGTGCCAACGAAAAGTCTGGCCATTCCGGGTTGGTGTTCTTGAAGTTGTGCCAGGCGTCCGGCTTGCCCTCGTAGATGACGGTATGCACACCGCCAAGACCAGAGTCAATCCAGTACTTCTCTCCTGCTACCAGGTCCTCTACCTGTAGGTATTTCTTAGGTGGTGCCGGTACTATCATTGCTCTCCTCGTAATCGCTTATATGGATATCATGAATGTACCTGCGCTTGATATCTCGCCTTTTGCCAAGGCCCTTGTATAGCATGGCCCGGATAAAATCAGCCACATCCACCCAGTCAATCGGATCATCTGCGAACTGCACGTGTTCGATTCGTACGACTACCTTGGTATGGCAGAACATGCCGCGTTGCTCTTGGCTCACTCGACAACCTCCAGTATGACCGTGTCATCTAGCTTGGCCTTCTCGTGAATCTCGGTGAGCCAGTGGATCAGAGCGTCTATGTCCTGCTGCTCTGATGTATTCAGGTACTCGCCTTTTGGTTGGCCGTGCTCCATCGCAAAGTTGTACAGTTCTCCAACACGAGCGATTTGATCTTCCAGATACTTCGTCGATGTCTTGACCATCTCGATTGGTACGGGTTTGTTCCACCCGTCCGACATCATGATCTTGGTCATAGGTAATCCTCCAATGTGTACTGCTTAAAAAACTGGCCGGTTAGCTCCAAGTACTTTTCCGTTACATCACG